GTCGGCAGGAGCCGGTGCACCGCCTCGTTCAAAACGACTCCGCGAGGATTCGGGTTGCGCCCCTTCCCATCTCTGGCTCTCGGAGTTGGGAGGAAGGACATCACCGCGGACGGCAGCATCAGGTCCCCCGAACTCCCCCGCTGGTTCGGCCCGCCATTCGTCCCGTCCGTCGCCCGGGGCGTTGGGAGCAACAGCCCGGGCGACGGACGGGACGCCTGATTCAGCTCGCTTACCTCCGCGGCCAGACATAGCCCGTGCTTGCCTGCCGTCTGCGTTGGAGAGCGCTTCGTCTGCCGGTTCTCCTGCGCTGATGCCCGCGGGGTGGGCAGCAGCGCGATCGGCAGGCCAGGCGAGGAGGAACCAGCGTGAACGCTGGTGGGGGGCGCCGACGTCGGACGCTCGGACACACGTCCACTCCGCATCGAACCCGAGTTCGGCAAGCGAAGCGAGGACGACGTCAAGTCCAGGTCGCCGAGTAACGATGGCCCGCACGTTTTCCAGGACGACGAGGCGGGGTCGTAGCGCACCGATGGCTCGGGCGACGGCGTACCAGAGGCCACTTCGGGTCCCTTCTTTGATTCCGGCGCCGCGGCCGGCGTAGCTGAGGTCTTGGCAGGGGAATCCGGCCGTCAGCACGTCGACCGGTTCGACGGCGGCCCAGTCGATGGCGGTGATGTCGCCGTGGTTGGGGATGTGGGGCCAGTGGTGGTCGAGGATGCGGGCGGCGTACTGGTGGCGGTCGTCGGGGTCGTGCTGGGCATGCCAGGCCACCGAGCCGCCGAAGACGTCCATGACGGCCAGGTCGAGGCCGCCGTAGCCGGTGCACAGCGATCCGATACGCGGGGCGCTCAGACGCGACGTGGGGGCCGCTCCCGGGAGGGCGGTCATGGTTCCTCCTGGTCGTTGATCTCGGTCTGGCCCGGCGACTTCGTCAGGTGCGACGTCTACGCAGCCGGGCGGTCTCCCGTCGTGCCAGCATGCGGTCTTTGATCTGCTGCTGGGTGGGTGCGGTCCAGCCGTGCCAGCCCGCGGCCTCGGTCCAGCGCTGGGCGTGGTGCCGCTCCGGGATGCCGCACCAGCGGCACCCGGACGGGGTGATGGTCATGCCGTGGACCTCTCTCGCGCTGCGCGTCCGGCGTCGGTCAGGGCGAGCTTCCGGCCCTTGAGTGGCACCGCGGCGCCGAGGGTGATCCATCCGGCCTGGCGTGCGGCCTGGTAGGTGGCGGGGTTGACGCCGCCGCCGAGGGTGGCGGGGTCGCGGTAGACGTACACGTCACCGCTGGCGATGCGGTCGAGCAGGGCGCGCTGCGCCTTCGTCGGGCGGGGTGGGGTGGCGGTCATTTCTCCTCCTTGAGTCGTCTGGTCTTGCGCTTGGGGCCGGGGGGGAGTGGCTCGATGCCACGGTCTCGCAAGATGCGCCGGATGTGCGCGGCGGTGAACGCGCTACGGGCTGCGATGTGGTCGGCGGTGTGGCCGGCGCGGGCGGCGTTTACCCACGTCTCGAAGAGTGCTTCCTTGTCGCGGTCGGCGGCTGCCTTGCTGGCTCGGTACTGCTTGTCTGCTTGGTCTACTTTTTCCAGCTCATCCATGCGATAGAGAGTATCGAAACATCGTTGCATCGTCCATTGGGATCGGTTACGATACTGAGTATCGAAACACCGGATTGCAGGGGGAACGATGGAGATCACGCTCAGCACCCGCGAGGCAGCCGCCGCGATCGGCCGCTCCATCCGCACCGCCCAGCGCTGGGCCAAGCGCGGCAAGCTGCAGGCCGTCAAGCACGCCGGCCGGTGGGTCATCACCGTCACCGCGACCGTGAACCTCGCCGATTGGAAGCCCGCCCAGCTCGACAAGGCCCGCGAGGCGATCACCGAAGGCGCCATCCTTCCCACCTCCCGGCCCGGCATGTACACCGCCGTCTCCTCAGACGGCGCGGTGACCTACCTCGTCCACACCGCCGCCTGCGCCTGCCCCGCCGGTATCCACGGCCGCGCCTGCTACCACCGCGCCGCCGTCGCCATCCTGGAAGCCACCCGCACCATCGCTGCCTGACCCGACACCACCGAGAGGAGACGCCATGAGCCGCGCCGCTGACCTGTACGCCGATTGGGAGTACGCGAGGGAGAAGGCCGACTACGAGCTGCCCGACGACTACGAGCGGGAAGACGACGAGGAGTGGGACGAGGGCCACGAGGACCGCGAGTACTACTGCGGGCTGGTCCGTGAGGTCGCAGAGCAGGCCCGACGAGAGCGCGCCGCCGCCGAGTCGTCGTCCATCTGACCCGCAGAAGGCCCCGGGACTCTCGCGTGAGAGCCCGGGGCCTTCGCATGCTTCCCCATGACCAGGTGCGCCCTACAGGGCGGTCAGGTCCCGCCCCGAGTGCACCCCAGGATGCCCACCCTCACGCCCCGCATAGGACGGCTGCCGCTTGACAAGCAGCAGCGCCCCCACCCACGGCCACCGCGCCTCCAGAACACGAACGAGGGTGTAGTAGGCGGAGATGACCAGGCTGGTGACGGCGAGCGTGGCCGCCTCGACGGGCAGCTCCACGCCGAAGCTGGCGAGCCACGCGGCGAGGGTAGGGATCCACGCGGCCGCGAGGGTGCGGACCCAGGAAACGATCCAGTCGGACAGTGACATTGACATTGCCCCTCCCTAGGGACGGTGTTTCAGGACACGTCGAGCCGGACGGTGACGCGCTCCAGCTCGGCGCGGATCCGCGCGAGGAGACTTTCGACGTCCACCTCGGTGCGCGCGGCGACGGCTTCGGCCAGCGCTTTGATGACTTCGTTCTGTGCGTCGAGCTTGGCCTCGACCGAGCGGACCCGCTGATTCGTGTTGATCAAGATGGACTTGGCCTGCCATTCCGGATTCTCAGCGGTGCCCCACGGCACCTTGATCTCGTGCGTCCACACGTCGCGAGCGGTCACCTCATCGCCTTCCCTGCTTGGGGACCTGGTGAAGGTCCCATCCCTGACCATCCGATACAGCCGATCACCCGGACACGACGTCGCGACGAAGTCACGGTGGCCCTTCACCGCGCCGCGCACGCCCCGGCTCATGAGCCACGCCCGGAGCTGCCGCACCGCGTCCACCTGCTCAGGCGTCGGATCCTCCCCCGGTCCGAGCATGAGCGTCACGCTGTACCACGTGGAATTACCGCCGGGCTGGGCAGCCTGGGCCCGGTCCAGCCCACGCCCCTCAAAGATCACACCGTGGGGGCACGCGCCGAAGCTGTAGCCGATGTCCACCCAGCCACGCGTTTCCACGTGGAACCGGCGGGTGCGCTTCCAATACGCCACACAATCCGCATGCGCCCGACGCGCCAGCCCCTGATCAGCACCGTCATAGTGGACCACCAGACCCTCACGCGGCCTGGCCACCGCCGCAGCCGACGCAGGCCACCCAAACTCGGCCCTCCCGACCAACCTCACCCCTACACCCCTCCCATCACCCGCTGAGCCAACGCACCAATCGCGCCACCCCCCGCTGCCGCCGCACCCGTGACCAGCCACAGCGCACGCTCCAGCCGGCGTAGCCTGCCCTCGTGGTCATCACTCCTGGTGAGCTGCGCGTCGAGCTTCGTCTCGATGCGCACCAGCCTGTCGAGGACTTCCCTGTCTGTACTCATGGGACCGGCACCACGATCAGGTCACGCGCGGTGATGTCCGCGCTGTCCGGGTCCGTACCGCCGTCCGTGAGATGCATCAAGCGGATGTAGTAGAGACGCCCCGCAGTCAGACCTTCGATCAGGCTGACGCGGCAGCCGTATTGGTATTCGCGGTTTTCGGCCAGGCCGCTGTAGCCCCTGAAGGTCACGCTCGGGGCGAGCACCTCGATACGGCCCGCTGGGGTGACCTCGAACAGCTGCGGCGACAAAAAGGTACGCTCCTGGTTTGACGCGCCGTTGTCACGAAAACCCCCGCCCACGGTCAGCCGGACCCGGCCGGATGCGGGGGCTACGAAGAACACCCCCACCTCGGGGCTACCGGGGTCGTACGAGGTGTTAGAGATGTTCGCCTGGGTGCCGTCATCGTGCACGTAGGCGGTGATCCCCACCGGGCGGACGAAACCCCCATCAAACACGACGGTCATGGCAGTGGCACCACCCCGATGTCCCGCGCGGCGATGTCCGCCGTGGCGGAGCCTGATGTGTCGTCGACTACGGCGTACATGACACGGGCGAAGTAGGTCTGACCTGGTGTCAGCCCTTCAAGAACCGATTCGCGGCTGCCGTAGTGGAACCGGCTGGAGCACTTATCGCTCCCGAACCCGCGGTTCGTCACCGAGGGGGCCAGGACGACCGCCCCGGATGAGTCGGTCCCCTCGCGCACCTCCGGGCTGAGGAAAATCCTGTCCGCGCCCGCCGAGTTGCCGAGCCCGCCGCCGACGATCAGCAGTACACGGCCGGACGTGGGTGCGGTGAAGGTCACGCTGACCGGCGGGGTGCCAGCCTGATAGCTGCTGCCGGACAGGTTGTTGATCTGGGTGATGTCCTGCGCCCACACAGCAGGAGGCCAGTCCACCGCGCGCACCGGACGACCCGCGAAGGCGCCGCCGAGCGGGAGGGGGACGATGGTGATGTCCCGGACCTGTAGGTCCGCCGTCGACCCGCTGGACACTTTGTGCATGGTGCGGGCGAAATAGGCCGTCCCACCGGTCAGCCCGCTCACAATGGTCGTCCGCGACCGGTACATGAAAGACGTCGGCTCACCAGGCGTCCCGACCCCTCTCGCGATCACGTTGGCCGACAGGACCACGGTCCCCGCCGAGGAGCCCACTCTGATCTCGGGAGCCAGGTGGACGGCATTGGTGCCGCCGTTGTCCCTGGCTGACAGGCCCACGGACACCATCACCATCCCCGACGTGGGAGCCACGAACGTCACGCTGCATTCCGGTGTTCCGGCCTCGAACGACGCATTGGAGAGGTTGGCGATGGATGTGGTGTCCGCCGCGTACACGCTGGCAGGGAAATCCCCAGCCTCGATGACCGTGCCGACGAGAGGCATCTACCCCACCGCCGTCACAGCGACCGAGACGAGCGCGCGGGTGATGACAGCCATGAGAGCCTCCTAGAGGGCGTAGTAGGTCTGATCTGCGAGTTCGACGGCGGTGCCAGTGGAGTGGGGTTTGACGACGCCGTTCACCGAGCGCACGACGGTGAGGGTCTGCTGAGTACCCGAGGGGGAGCCCACGGCGGTGACGGTCATCCGCTCACCGCCGATCACGATGTCGAAACCCGACGCGGTCGTGTCCCACAGCGGGCCCAGCGGGGTGTCGATGTCCACGCCGGTCTCGGTCGCGTCCAGGTCCTCGGCGAGCACTGTCGAGTATGGGCCGTAGCGGGCGGTGCCGAAAACTGCGACGTTGTACGGCGACGCCGGGGCGCAGGTCCAGGTGACCTGCCATTCGTAGTTGCCGAGGACCTCGACGTAGCCCTGGATGAGCTGGTCAATGGGCTCCGGGGGCAGCCATGCCGGGGGGGTGCCGATGGTGATGCGGTCGCCGAGGTCGGCGCCGACAATCGCAGCGGTCAGGCCCGCGTCGCTCGTGATGGCCGCGCGGGCGAGGTTCACCGCGATGGCGGGATACCGGGCCTCGTCCACGGTGCCGAGGTGGAGCCGCCACGACGCCTGGTCGAAAAGATCCAGGTCGTACTGCACACCGAGCGTGACCTGTGCCTCATACCGGCCCACCCCGTCCGGCGGCTCCTGGACGCTTAGCGGACCGGTCTCTTGCGCGGCGCGCGCGCTGCCGCCGCCCTCCCTCGTCACCGTGACGTCATTGCGCAGATACCGGTCATCATCGGTTAGCTCCAGCGGCGGCGACAGGTGCCCGGCGGTGTAGTCCAGCGCGACCGCCGCCTCTTGGCTGGACAGACTCCCCCGCGTCCGATACCCAAGCCCCAGCACCTCGCGCGGCTCACACAGCACCCCACCGTCCGCCTCAGCCGCCTCACGCAGCAGCTCAATCAGTGCTCCCGGCCGCTGAACCCCCAGCCGCACCGACTCGTCCAGCTGCCCGGTCGCGCGGAACGCGAGGCCCTCTTCCGCGCACAGCCGCTCAATCCTCCTGCCGGCGCGCTCACCGTCCCACCCGGCAAGCTGTGGGCCGAGATCAAACAAGGTCGTCACCGCAGACTGCACGCTGACGTGGCCGATGGCGACCTCTGCCACCCCGCCACCAGGGGAGACCACGACGGTGCCGACCCGGCCGATCGTCTGAGACGACAGAGTGTCGCCAAACGTCAAACCGGTCACCGCGCCGGGCTCGAGGGTCGAGATGGCGTAGACCACATCGCTGCCGTCCTGCAGGAGCTCCAGCGACACCAGGAGCCGTAGCCCGTCGATGTCGAACGCGACGTCCCCTGTGTCGTCAAGCTCGGTACCGGAGGCGTCGAAAACTCGGATGCCGAGTGTGCCGCCTGTGCCGTAATACACCTCCACGCGCCGGATACTGCCGGTCGTGTAGATCAGCAGGATGGTCTGCCCGTCTTCCGCGCCGACTTCGGGCACGGCCATGAGCCACCGCACTTGGATTTGGCCTGTGTCGGTGTACGTGGGCACCGCGCCGCGCCACTCTGAGCCCTTGAGGACGGGGATGGGTTTCGCACTGACGAAACCCTCATAGCTCGCGAGGTCAGGGCTGCCGGTGATGGTCATGCCCGGATGGTTCAACGCTGGGGCGATCTCGGTCGCGCCCTGCTCATCCTCCGCTGGCCAATAGGCCACCAGCCCGACCGTGTCCCGCAAGCGGCCCCGGTACATCGCTGACCCGAGCACGGTGGAGCCGCGCCCGAGTCGTCGCAGGACCCCGGAGGCTTCGATGGGGACATAGACGTCGGTCCCGCTTGGGTCCCAGCGTTGGGGCCACTCGGATACCTCGCCGTGGAACCTGTACCGGCGGTTGGTGATCTCGGCTCCTGACTGAACCGTCCACACGTTGCCCTGAGCATCCTGAAAAGACGGGGCCCCGGGAGTCTGGGCGGTGAAGTCCGGCGACGCCACCACCGTGCCGTTGATCCCGGAGCGGAGCTGAAACCCATAGACCCGCTTCTCCACGGGCTGCTCATCACCCAGCCCGGTCACATCCCCCACCTCGACCGACACGGTCGAGTCGAAAATGCTGGTGGTGCCCGACCCGGTGACCGTGTCACCAAGCTGCGTCCACGACCCACCGATGGAGTCAGACGTGTAGAACGTCACGACGTGCCCGCCGCTGACGTCGTTGACGTCCATCGTCACCCGCAGCGCCAGCCGGCGGCCACCTGGCACCGGCACGGGCAGCGTCGAGAACTCCGTCCGCGTCGTAGTGCCATTGGCCGACCAGTGGAGAAACACATACCCTGCCGACAGGCCAACCGCCCAGCTCCTTTGGTTGCCCGATGGCTGGTATTTCCCGGCCAGATACGTCAGGTCCCCCCGCCAATCCGCCAGCTCGGCCTCGACGCGGATGTCGATGTCCCCGGTGATAGACAAGCCGCTGGAGTCCGGGGCAGATGCGTAGTCACCCACCTCCGGGCACAGCAGACCCACCTCACCGGACTCCACGCTGACACGGATGGGCGTGTTCCTACCGAGCACCCCGTACGGCGACGTCGGATTCCTCGGGGAGAACCGCCCATTGCGGTTGTCCAGCGTCAGCTGACACCGCGCCGGGTCCGCCTGACTAGCCTCATCCGACCGCCCGCGCGTGATCTGGATGAGGTCGCGCCGCTGCACGTAGGAGGTGACGTCCGTCCACCCGTCGAGGTCCAGCTCGACCGTGATAGGCAGCACATCCTCAGGGATCATCAGCGGCCTCCCAGAGCAAGTTGGACGTTGCCACCACGGTCACGCACCGCTTTGCGGAGAACTTCTACCAGCAGGTCATCCAGCCGTGACCCACCGGAGCGGATCTCCAGCACCACCCGGCCACCACCGGCAGCGCTGGCAGCGGTCATCATCGCGGCGCTCTGACCAGCCGGGACCACGCTGGACCCGAACGGCAGCCGGACCAGTTCAGGGCCGCGCTCACCGGTCAGCGTCCACCCACCAGCAGGACCACCCGATGCGCGGCCGGACCGCGATTCCAACGCCGTATTGAAGGCTTCGGCGGCCCTGTTGAAAGCGACATCCTTGGCCTGCTTGGTGAGAATCTTCTTGACCTGGGAGGGGATGAGCCCCCATTTATCGGCGAGGGCCTGGGCTTCTTTCTTGGTGAGGCCCATGGCGCGGGCCATCTTGATGAACTCTGCCCTTTGCTCTTTCATCCGGTCGACGATCGCGCTGATGGGGCGTCCGAGGTCGGCCATCGCAAAAGTGGCCTCGTGCGCGGCCTGAGCGAGGTCGAGCAGCGCCGACCTGTTCTCGCGGCCTTTCTCCTTGTTGATGTTGAGCGTTTTGCCGTTCTTCTTCAGTGCCGCAGCGGCGCGGTCGAGCGCCGCCTCGTAGGAGATGAAAGCGTGGGCTTGGCCCATGACCAGGTCGGTGAAGCGGCGCATGCCCTCGCGGAGCGTGATGACGTCACGGAGGGTCTTGACGAGCTTCTCGATGGAGTTCGACAGCCTGCCCAGATCGCCGCCACCACCGCCACCAGGGCGGAACGCCATGCTGATCGACCCGAACCCACCGAGCATCGATCGCGTCTGACCAGCAGGGGTCACGGTAGACCCCACTGGGAGCCGGACCAGTTCAGGGCCCTGCTCGCCAACGAGAGCCGTCGCTGAGCCTGAGATGCCGCCGGTTTGCATCCCCCGCACACCGGCACCGATCCCGCCGATGATCCCGCCAGCAGCGTTGCGCGACATACCGAAACCGAACGTCTGCTCACGCTGAGCAGACAGGTGGATATCCCGCCGCGTGACCGTCACCGTCGTATGCACCGAGCGTGGCACAGCCAGCCAGGCCGCCGCCAGCTCACGCGCCTCCCGCGCCGTCAGCCCCGCCTGACGCGCCGCGCTGATCAGCTGAGACCGGTAGGTCCTGTAGGTCCTCGACACAGCGCCGAGCGACTGCCCCTCCCGCACCATCGCGGCGATGTGAGCCTGAGCGGCACGGGCGATGTCGCGTAGCGCGGCCCGGTTCTCGCGGCCCTTCTCGGTGGTGAGGGAGATGCCCTTGCCGTTCTCGCGGATGGATTTCGTCAGCCGGTCGAGCGCCTCTTGGTATTCGCTGGCGGCCTCGTCGGCGTCCAAGTGGACGCCGGAGAGGGCCTGCATCTCATCCTCGAGATCGTCGGCATTCAAGACGGTCTCAGCCAGCGACCCGCTCAGCGCGCGGAAGTCGCCAGCGGCGCGGATCGCAGCCTCAGCAGCCTCCCGCACCCCACCCGCGGTGTCCCGCATTCGCGCGTCGAATTCATCGAGCGCCTCAGTGGACACGCCGATGGAGCGCCAAAAGTCCGAGACGAATCGGCCGATGCCCCGGCCGACGTCCTCCAGCACACTGCCCGTGGTCTCCACCCGGCTGGTGAAGGCGTCCCATTCGTCAGCCAGGCGCTCTAGCACGGTGGCGGTGCCCTCGATGGCGTCAGCGGCGAACTCGAACACCGCCGCGATGTCCTCGGCGTTCTTCTCGGCGGTCCTGCCGAGGGTTTCAAAAGCGCGCTCAAGAGAGCCGAAGATCTGAGGGAACCGCCCGGAGATCGAGGCCAGTACGGCGGAAAAGCCCTGCTGTAATGGGCCGAAGGACTCTCCGAGGGAGGCTATGCCGTCCCCTAGGCGGCGGATGAAGGTGTCCACCGATGGGGCGACATTTTGGAAGAAGGAAGCGAGGGCGGGCCGAAGCCGGGTGAAGGTGGACCGGGCCACGTCAGCGGTACGGATCAGGGACAGCTCCAGCGGCCGGGCGATGTCCATCAGCTCGGCACGCAGATCACGGCCCAAAGCGGAGAAGGTTGTCCGGACCCGCTGAGACTGAGCAGCCGCTGCGACACCGATACCCGTAAGCACGCTGCCCACCGCACCCACCACCGCACTAGCAGCAGCACCAGCAGCAGGAGCAGCGGCCACAACCCCCCCGGCAATCGCGGCTCTGACGAGGGGGTCGATACTGGTGACGGAACGGGTGATGGAGCTGACGAACCCCTCGACGGTCTTACGTCCCCGCTCGGTGCCCTCCCGCAACCCCTTGTTGATGCCGTCGCCGAGGTCCTTACCGCCGTCCCTGCCGGTCTTGCGGAGGGTTTCCTGAGTCTCCCGGGCGAACGCCGTGGTTTTGGCCCGCGCGGCTGCTAGACCGGGGCCAGACCGGTCGGATGCCCGGATGACGATCTCGACCTCATTCGCGATCGTGTTCACCCCCCTCCATCAGGCCCGGGTCGGGTCCGGCTAGCTCCTCCAACCGCAACAGGCGCAATAGCCCCGCGTCCTCACGCATGAGCTGGCTGGGCAGGCAGCCGAACCGCTCGCACTGACGCAGGATCCACCGCGCTTCGGTTAGCTCTGCGGGCTCGGTGACAGGACGTCCATCGGGATCGATCCCTCCGGGAACGGCGCGCCAGCGGAGGACGGCGTCTCTAAAGGGGCACTGACCCCGGCGACCGCGGCCGCCCACTGATCGAGTACCTCGCGCACGAACGTCGGGTCCTGATCGAGGAACGCCTCAGCCGTGCATGGCACCGGCTCGCCATCTTCGTCTTGGAGGTTCCAAGAGCGGATCAGGCTGCCGAACTCGCTGAGCAACTCCAGCGCAGCTTTCCGGCCGTCCTCGGTGTCTGTGTCGAGCTGGCCATCCAGCAGCGGCGCGAGATCGAGATACCGCCGGACGCTGATCCGCCGGACGCGGATCTCCAGCCCGGCGAATTCACCACCGGCCCATGTGAGCTTGACGGTGCGTGACCGCCGGTAGCCGCTCACGGCGTGTCCCAGGTCGGAACCGCGCCGTTCGCGAGGACCAGCGGCACCGACCACGTCAGCTCACCCGTCGCCGCGCGGGTGAGCGCGTAGTCCGTGGCGAGCATGGTCACCTGCGGCGTCGTGCCGAGCCGCTGACCGGAGACGACGAGCAGGATCTCCCGCGCCACCGACGTGGACGGCACGGTCTTGAAAACTTCATGGCTCGCGTTGCTGGCGTCGTTGAACACGCCGGTGAGCGTCATGCTCATGTCCGCCAGCAACAGCAGCCGCTCCATCGCCGACTTGTCGATGCCCGTCACGTCCTGAACCGCACGCGGAGTAGCGAACTCCAGGTTCGTCACGTCGTTGCGGATGTCCCTCAAGGTGCCGCTGCTGTCGTCCACACTGAGCGAAGTCCACCCCAACCCGGACTCTTTGGCCACAGCTCATCCCCTCCTTTGCTGATCAGCTATCCGCTGCTGGTGCTCGCCGAAATCCTCCACCCAGTCGGCTGGGCGCGTGTGCCGCCGGATGAGTCCGAGGTCGCGCCGCCAGTCACCGCCACGCACGAGGTAGACCTCCGGGCGCGTCCGATGCTCGGCGAAACACCGCTGGTACGGCTCGAAACGGAAGACGGTCAGCCCCTCGGCGGTGCGTATCTCCCGGAACGTCCGCCCGGACTGGTGCCGGATGTAGGCAGCCTGAGCCCGGCCCAACTCCGTGCCCTCATCCACGCGCGTCTCCCACCCATACCGCCACGCCAGACACCCAGCGTCCTCGCACGCGGTCTTCACCATCCGGTCCGCCGGGCTGATGATCCGGTACGTCTTGTACGCCGTCACCGGCCCGGCAGGCTCAACCCACTGGAGCCGCCTCATACGCCCGGCCTCTCACGCGGGCCCTTCGTGCGCGGACGCGACCCCGCCGACACGGTCTGCGGCTGCCGAGGCTGACGCTGGGGCGGGATCGCGGTAGCCGCAGGCTCCACCTTGAGGAACCCGGCCTTGGTGGTGGCATCGACCAGGCCCGCGCCATCAGCGACGTACGGTGTGCCCCGCTCGTCCCACGCCTCGACAGGCAGGGCGAGCACGCTGCTGCCGTCCTCGCCGGCGTAGAGGGCGACGGTGTGCGTGGTACACGCGGCAAGGGCCATCAGAAGGTCACCTCCGTCAAGTTGCGCACCACGACCACCAGGAAAGACACGCTGGTGAACCCGTCGCTGGTGGCCGTGACGACCCGTAGGTATCGCTCGACCGCCTGGTCACGGGCCGTCTGGATACGCTCCACGTACGGCGCGGCGGTCACCTGGGAGAACGCGCCACCCGTCACCGCCACGAAAGCGTCGCTGTTGCCGTCGTCGCTCGACTCCTCCAGCGAGATCGTGACGTCGTCGCCGTCGAAGTCGGTCACGAGCAGGTACGCCTGAAGCCCGAACGCGCTGGCCGCGCCGCCGTCGAGGCTGTCGCCGTCGGTGGCCTGCGTGTCGGTGCGGATGCCCGGCGTGGCTTGCACGCCCCACTCCAGGCCGTACGTGTTGCCCTCGGCGGTGACGGTGAACGTGAACGCGCCGTCAGCCGCACGGGAGCCGTCGTAGTTGACCTGCTTCGCGTTGAGGCACGCGGCCGGGGAGCCGAGCCCGGAGCCGCGCATGTACGCCAGCAGCACGTCCGCCGTCGGCAGCGCGGACAGCACCTCGTGCGCCCGGTCCGCCGAGGGGTTGAAGAACGCCGTGAACTCCAGCGACCCGTCACGGAGCCCGCCGATGCGCTCCATCGCCGACACGGTGATGCCGGTCACCTCCAGCGGAGCCGGGCCACCGCCGATCCGGCCCAGGGCGCTGATGTCGGCACCGAGGTCGTACCCGCCGATGATCAGGTTGTCGCCGAGCCCGGCCTGCTTCGCCATCATGATCATGCCTCCTGAGACCACAAATCGTTGAGCACGACAGGCAGGGTGATGTCCACGATCCGCATCAGCGCACCGTCCATCTGGACGTAGCCCGCCTGCGCTCGCAGCGGGATGCCGTGCGCCCCGAGCAGGTCGATTTCAGCCACTGCGCCGCCGAGATCGAAGTCTCCGGTGTAGGCCCGCATCAGCGCGTCGGTAGCGGTCACCATCGCCGGATCGATCGCGTCGACGGGCTGCTGCACGGCGCTGGCGTACAGGCGGACCGTGAACGCTAGCCTGGTCGACGTCGAGGCCAGCCCGCTCCGAGCCGGGACCGGCATGATGTCCTGTACCCACACGGCGGCGGTGAGCCCGTGACCTGGGGGATTGACCGACTCATGCTGGTTGACCCGCTCGAAGTAGCCCAGCCTCAGAGCGTGGGACACGATGCCATCGAGAATCGAAGCGATGTCGAGGCTCATCGCAGCCTCCGCACGTGATCTGCCACCACCGGGGCACAGATCGCGACGGCTTTACGCTCAAGCGCGCGGGCCACGCGGCGGAAGGTGAAGTAGCCCTTGAAGCGGGTGGCCGGGAAGTTCCGAGATCCGACGCCTTCCAGCCACGCCCCGTAGATGACCTTGCTGTCATGCAGCACGTGCACCGCACCAAACGACCTGTCCGCGATCCGCGACTGGTAGTAGCCGGTCGGGCGCCTGAGGACTCTGCCGAGGGTGAAGTGGATGTCACGACGCCCCTGCGCGGCGACCGCGCTCGCGCAATCCCCGGTGAGGTCACGCATGATGGCCGACGCTCGACGGTCGAAGAGCGGGCCGTCGATGTGCACGGTGACATGGACTTCGAGCACAGGGTCACACCCCCCGGATACGGGCCTTGCGCCCGTAGGCCCGGTAGAGGTCATCGAGGACCTCATCCACCGTCCGCCCGCGTATCTGGCGCTGGGTCTCCCCAGCGCCAGCGCTACGCCCGTATTCGGCCCGCTCTAGTCCCATCTGCCGGAGCGCTAGCGCGACCACGGCGTCCCTGACGAGCCCTGGGACGACGTGCCGGTACACCACCGCACCCGACGCGTGCGAGGCCAAGGACGTGCCGAGCTGGGCGCGGTCCACGCTCATCCCGGCGAGGTGGTAGACGTCCGCGCCGCTGGAGTGCGCTGCCAGGACACTGCCGTCCCATGCCCGCTTGACGATCAGCGTGTCGCCGGCGACGTCCACCACCAGCATCCGCTCACCGCCCACCAGGAGCACAGAGCCGGGGGCGAACGCCGACCCATCGGTCACGGTCACGTCCACATCGGCAGCGCTCGCGGTCAGCCCAGCGGCGAGGTCCTGACCGGAGTCGACCATCGACCGGCCGGTGACGATCAGACGCTCGTCGTCGATGCGGAGGATGTCGCCGACGCCGAGATCGGTCACGATCCACGTCACACTCGCGGTGTCTGTGGGGTCGGCATCGAGGTCATCGGTCAGCGTGCCGATGTGCTCTTCGTCCGCCGTGTAGCCCCAGGTGCCGGTGATGGCGATGGCCTGCTGGTGGCTGTCGCCGCTGGAGAACGCGGACGGGGAGTCGAGGGAGACTTCGACCCGGGTGTACGGTGGCCCGCCGGTCGGGTACAGCAGGACGTCAGCCGGGTCGATGGTGACCCCGCCCGCTACCAGCGACGTCAGCGAGATCAGCTCGTGCCCGTCGAGCCACAGCCGCCACGACCGGGACCGGTTGGGGGAGGGCCAGTCGAATCGGTGCGTCCCCGTCCACGGGTAGAAGATCCTGTGGCACAGGCCCTCGACATTCCTGCTGGCCGCATCGATAGCGCGGTCGACCTGCGCATCCGACCGCGCTGTTTCCTTGATATCCAGCGCAGCCTTCACCATCTCGCGTGAGACATACCAGGGCTGCGCCATGGCGGCAGATTACCCCTGGCAGTCGCACCCGCTCCTGAGCCGACACTCAGGAGATCCGCCCATCGACAGCCGGACCCGGGGCAGGCCCCACACCTCCTGTCGTCGCCCCGCTCGGTCCCATGCCACCCGGCACACCCACGCCACCTCGAGGGCCACCACCGCCCGCCATCACTCACCCCCGGCCTTGACCTCCGCCGACGCCTTAGCGGTCAGCCCCAGCGCCAGCGTCGGCCCCTCAGCCGGACCAGACGTATCCGTCGAACCGGCAGTAGAGCTCCCCCGACGGCCCTTGCTGGAGCGGCTCCCCGTCGTTCGGGCACGCTTCGGGGGCTCGCCGCCGCTCGTCGTCGGCGAGGTCTGCGGCCTCTCGGGCGATGTCGAGGAGCTGCTCCCAGCTGATGGCTGATCGCCTCCTTCCGGATCCCTCCACGGACCCCACCCGGCCACCACCGGCAACACCGCGCCGCACGAGCCGCACCGCAACCGCGGCTCCTCCACCACACCCGGCGCAGGCTGCCGCAGATACACCCGCCGGCGCACACCCCGCGCCGCGCAGGCGGTGATCGGGCAGGCGACCTCCACCCACGGCAGCCGCGCACCGCCATCGACGCGGTCCGCGCTGCCGCAGTGCGGGCAGCGCTCCAGGCCCGGCGCGTAGCGGGTGGAGCAGGCGGAGCACGTGATCAGCGACATCAGGCCGCCTTGACCGCCGCGCCGTTGTCGTACGGGATATAGGTCAGCGACCAGACGATCGCCCCGCTGCCCGGCGAGTGGTTGGAGCACAGCGCCGAGATCGTCCCCGCAGGGACCACGATCGGGTTCCGCAACAGCTGAGCGAACGTCACCGTCGGCACCTCGGACGCGGCGACCTGGGTGCCATCCGCCTCTTTGAGGGTGGACACCGACTGGATGGACAGCAGATCCGTCGCCACACCACTGACGAGGGAGTAGATCGTGCCCACCGAGTCGTTTTGGATCACCGTCGCGCCGCACAGGTCACCCGCGCTACCACCGGACGGCGTGTGCTGGAGCTTCATCGTCAGGCTCGCGGTGTTCGCGATCGCCGTGGACACGACCCCGATCAGGCTGGTCAGCACCACCTTCCCGCCCGACACCGTGAACAGATCCACCGCGTCGTTCTGCACCAGCCCCGTCGCGCCACGCGCCACGCGCACGCCCAGCAGCAGCGCCCGAAGCTGATCACCCTGAATCAGAACACTCACGTCACACCACCGACTTCGCCAGCAGCTCACCCGCGCGCTGCACGACCAGATCGTGGATGATCGCCATACAGGACCCCCCATCCGTGGTCAGCTCGACACAGTTGAACCCGTCGGACAGCTGGTCGCCGCGCACGGTGAGCACCACCGCGTCGTTCGTGGCGTCGTCGCTCAAGTCGAACGTCGCCGCCGCCGCCTGCGTCACCTTCGTCCACGTCCCGCCCACCCCGGGGCCCTTGTGGAGGCGGGTGATGACCGCGAGGTTCTGCTCCGACTGCCCGTCCTTGGACTCCTTGAGCGTGAGGATCGTGGACCCGTCGTCCTCGTACGTCACGAAGCTGACGGCGCTCGCCTTGTCCAGCGGAATGTGCACACCACTGGCCGACGGGACCACGTTGAAGACCCTCCCGAGCCCTTCCATGCCTGCCATGCCTCTGCCTCCTTACGACCGGGCGGCCAGCTCGACGAACGGCGACAACGAGTTACCCCCGTTCCTGGGGGTGATCGCCGACTGGATCCACGGGCGGCCGTCCACCCGCTGGATGATCCGGTAGGCGGTCTGGTCGTTGCCGAACTTCCAGTCCGTGCTGCTGCTCGCCGTCATCGACTGCCGGTCACCCACCAGGTAGTACGACAGGTCCACAAACGCCAGGTCACCCCGGCTGCCGAGGGTGTTGGCCTTCTCCGTCACCACGATCGGCCGGCCGAACAGCGTCATCGGCCCCGGCGCGGCGGCGTTCACCACGAACACGCTGTTGCCGCCGGTGCCCACGCTCAGCGCCATCGTGAACAGCTCCGGGATCGTGTCCGGCGAGATCAGCCACACCGCCCGCGACAGCGACGAGGGGAGCATGCGGGCGTACATCTTGACGATGTTCTCGTACACGATCGTGCTGGCGGCCTGCCCGTTCTCCGCGGGCACGGCGATCGCGGCCGGGTTGCCCGCGCCGAGGAACCCCAGCGGCTGGCCGGCACCGTTGCCGGTCATGAACGCCGAGTCCTCCTCGAACGCGAGCACCATGGGCCAGAGACGTTCGATCAGCGCCGAGAAGCTGATGATGCTGTCTTGGAGCAGCTCGTTCGGTACGACGCTGAGCCCGGTGAGCTTCTTCGCGTCGAGGGTGACCCTGCCGAACCGCGGCTCAGCCTCGGTGAGCGCGGCGGACTCCTCCGCCCAGTACGCGATCATCCCGCCGAACAGCGATGACGCGTTCGACGTGACGTCGATCGTCGGGAACGGAACCCTGGCGCTGTCCATCGGCACGACCGTCGCCCGCGACCGCACGACCGCAGACTCCAGCGCCACCTCCAGCAGCTGGGAGCGCAGCCGCTCGGGGACGAGGAACCCACCATCGCTCGGCACCACGGACGAGGCGGCGTTACGGATCTCCGCCCGGCGGGCCACCGCCTCAGGCGACTCGTCCAGGTGCCAGATCGCCCGGAAATACTCGGTCGCCGTCGCGAACTTCCCGTCGATCTTCGCACCGGGCGCGTGCCGGTTGTACGCCGCACCCTGACCGTACGAGGTCAGCATCGACCGGCCGCCCCGCCCGCCGCTCGCCTGCGGGTCGAGATTCAGCCGTCGGATCCGGTCCTCGTTGTCGCCGCCGAGGTCCTTCTCCTTCAGGTACGCGGCGAGCTGCCGCTGCGTCTCCGCCGCGACCGCCCGGTGAAGCTCGGTGCCCTCACCCTGGACCTTCTGGGCGTAGGCGTCGATGAAGTCCCGCAGCGTCTCCGGGCTCGCCAGGATCGGCTTGTACCGGCCGGGGTCGCCCATGAACTCCGCCAGCTCATCCGAGTTGGCCGGGATCGGGACGGTCTCCGGAAGGACAGCAGTCATAGAAGTGCCTCCCTCAGGCTCTCCCACGTATCCGCAGGAGGAATCAACCGGGCCACCGCAGCGGCCCACTCATCGGCCAGTCCCGCGCCTTCGGGACCGGGGTGTGGTGCAGGCTCCGGCCGCGAGTCCGCAGGTGGGGATGCGGCCGGGGGTGCGGCGGCCGGAGCCTGGTCTCCAGGGGCGGGGACCTGGTCGTCAGCGTCCTCGGGCAGATGGCTGCGAAGGTGCCGTTCGATCGTCGCCCGCTCGGCGTCGGACAACCCCTCGGTCTGCGGCAACCTGGCCAGCGCATTGCGCACGCCGTTCAGCGAGGCCGCGCCCGGCTCGCCGCCCGAACTCACGAAGTGATGCGGCAGCTTGCACGCCGACTTCGGCACCGCGCCGTCCTCCACCTTGGAGGCGTCGTACCAGCCGTACATCCGCCGCGCGACCGCGACCGGCACCGGCGACGGCAGACGCTTCTCCTCCACGCCAGCATCCCAGGTGCCCTCCTTGGTCGCGGTCTCGTGCGGGCCGACCGCCGTACCCTGCGGACGCACGGCGGCAGGACGGTACGGGTACAGCGCGGCTGCGTGAGCGGTTCGCCGCGCCGCGATGTCGTCGGGCCCGCCGCCGCCCTCGTCGTCCCTGTCGTCCTCGTCGTCCTCGCGCTCCGGATGGGGCACCATCTCGTCAGCGAGACCCGCCTCGACCGCCTGCTCCGCGGTGTACCAGGTCTCGGCGCGCATCGCCTCACGCCACGCCCCGGCATCGGTCCCGCTGCGCGCCGCGTAGATATCGGCCAAGGCATCGGACACCTGGTCCAGCAGCGCGGCCATCGCCTGCATCTCAGCGGCGTTCCCGATGCACAGACCACTGGCGTCGTGGATCATCATCTGGGAGCCGCGGTTCATCCGCACCCGGTCACCCGCCTGCGCGATAAAGCTCGCGGCGGACGCGGCCAGCCCGTCCACGATGACCGTCACCTCGCCGGGATAGTCCGCGAGCATGTTGTAGATCGCGATCCCGTCGAATACGTCCCCGCCCGGCGAGTTCACCCGCACATGCAGCGGGCCGGACACCTTCGCCATGACGCCGGCGAAGTCGGAGGCGTTGATCCCCCAAAACCCGATCTCGTCGTAGATCAGCAGCTCCGTGGCACCGTCAGCTTGAGCCCGAACCTCAATGCTCGGCCGGACGCCCGGCCGCCGCCCCTCGTCCCGTGCCGCGAGCAGCGCGCGCACGCGGGCGCACAGCCCGGCATCCACCCGGACGCGCCGTCTCATGACTCCTCCCAACGCGGCTCGATCGTGCCCCTGCACCGGATCCCGCCGAGGCACGCCCAGTAGCCGCCGTGCGGATAGTCCTCCCGCGCCTCCGCCAACGTTTCGTACCGGCGCCCGTCCACCGAGGCGCAGTACGCGCACGTGTTCGTGTCCCGCACCTCCGACGCCACCAGGTAGAGCACGGGGTGCCCGTCGTCCTCAGCCCGCTCCAGCGTGGCGAACCGGCCGAGGTTCTCCGCGCTCCACACCGCGCCGCCCAGCTCCGTCTTCAGCGCGCCGTCGCCGAGGCCCTCCAGGTGCTCCCGCACCCGGGCCCCGACGTCCGCGCCGCTCATCCCGGGCGCCCACACCCGCAGAGCCGTACGAGCAGCAGCAGCAGCCAGACCAGCAGCCAGCAGAGCCGCCGACACAGCAGCACCCGCCGCCAACGCCGCAGCCAGAGCACCCGCCACCGGCGCCGCCGAGATGGTCACGCCCTGCTCCGACGCGGCCTCGACCATCCGCTCGCCGCCGGCCTCGGCCTGAGCTTGCATGGCGGTCTCCAACAGTGCCGCTCCCTCACCGCTGGAGACCGCCAACTCGGCGAGCGCCGCCCGGTCGCCCGCCTCCACAATGGCCTCAACCTGCGCCACCAGCGCCGCGATCTGCGCGGCTGTCACCGCACCCCACGCCGCCACCAGCGCAGCCACCGCCACCTCCCAGTCCTCCCGCGGCTCCTCCTCGGCCTGGCCCAGCACCAGCGGGCCGGCCGACGGGGGAGGGGGCAGCACGCGGGCGGCGTTCCGCAGCGGCGGCGCGGTCGCCCCCGCCGGCGGACCCACGTACGGCATCTCCGGCAGCCCGACCGCAGCCAGCACGGCGGACGGCTCGTACCCGGCGGCGACCAGACGCTGCGCGGACTCGGCACGCCCGTTCAGCTCCTGCACAGCCAGCTCCCGGTCTTCGGGCACCGGGTCGCAGAAGTCGAACTCCAAGTCGCGGGCGGTGTCACCGAACAACGGCAGGAAATCGTGGTTGAGCGCCTGCTTGATCCGCCCCAGCCGCGGCCTCACCTGCCACCGCGCGAACGACGCGTCGGCGGCCTCCGCGTTCGCCCGGTTCACCGACTCCGACAAGCCGAGAGTGTGCCCGTGGATCGCGTACGCCTCCCGGATCACCTCACGCGAGGCCCCCCGCAGCTCCACGAACTCCATGTCCCGCTGCGAGAAACGCCGGTCCACCCACTTCAGGCCGCCCTCCAAGATGGCGACCCGGTGCGCCGCGGCGACCCCGCGATGCTGCTCCTCCCACCGCTCCCTGAGCTCATCGAACTGGGTATCGCCCAGGAACTCCGGGGCCTCAATGATCCCGGACGGGAGCGCCGAGTTCAGGAAGAAGTTCCGGTTCCACTCCGCCGCCAGACGCGACGCCTCCAGATCCGGCAGCACCGCACCCACCGGCGAGATCCCCCGGTACGGGTCCAGCGGGTGAGGCCGCCGCAGCTGGATCACCTCGTCGGTGCGCAGCGGCACCTGCTCACCATCCGGCGAGACGTACACGTACCCGGCGATGAACTCCTCCCGCGACGGCACCGGGTACATCCGGTCCGGGCGAACCGGCCACAACTCCAGCGGGATGCTGCGCATGCGCGGGTGCCGGGACACCACCCACCACGCCTCACCTGCCAGGTCAAGATGCTGCTGGGAGGTCTCCACGAACTCGCCGCGCGGCATCCACGGGTTCGGCTTGCACCAGATGTCCAAGGCGAGATGGCTGGTGACCTCAACCCGGTCTTCCGGCTTCCCCGAAGGGGCTTTGCGGTAGAGCTTCCACTCGACCTCCGCGACCGCCGTCGCCAACCGATCCACGATCGCGAACAGCGTCCCCACCGACTCCATCGCCCGAAGCTGCGACTCAGCCGTGGGCACCAACCCAGACGGCACCACGTGCTGAAGAGACCGCCCGACGTACGGCACCGGCGACTTCGCGCGCACGGCGAGCGCGGCGGCGGCCAGCGTACGCAGCGGCGACCTCACCGGCGCTCACCGCCCGACAGCGCCTCAAGGATCAGCAGCGACACCCCGCCGACGGCGAGGCCGGCGATGTGGTGCAGCTCCCAGGCGGCCCAGGTCAGCAGGCCGAAACCCGCGAGGCTGAGCACGAGGGTCCGCAGCGCGGCCCACCTGGGCAGGACGCGGGCCAGGAGGCGGGCGGCACGGACGGTCAGGGGGATGCGTGGCGTCCGATCCTGCTGCTGTCGCGCGGCACGCTCGGCACGCCACGCCTGACGCGCTGCGATCGGTGGGAACGCCATACGCAGGAGGGTACATCTGGCAGTAAGTTTTCCGTCAGATCCTCGCTGGTGGCGGAAGATTTCCTGAGTCTGAGGTCAGGAGAGCCAGCGGATACCCACACGCGGGGGCGCGTAGAAAGCCAGCAAAAGCGCGTCCGCATTGTCCGGGCTCCTCCCGAGACGCTTAATGATCTCCTCCTTCTTCTCCACCCGAATCCGCCCCTGAGGATCCGTATCCCACTGCGGCTCCAACAACTGAGCCACCGTCGCGTCCGCGTTGTCCATCCCGGACAGATCCCAGCCACGACGCTCCGACAGACCCCGGCCAACCTCCCACCAGATCTCCGCCCGCAGGTTCGCGAACCGGTCCGGGCAGCTGGCCTTCTCGCCCACGTTCACGCCCACGATCTGCACCCCGCGCAGACTGGAATCGTTCCGGAGTTCACCGATCACGCCGAACCCGACACCGATGCTGTCGATCTTCACGCGGGTCGCGCCGGACTCCCGGATCGCATGCCTGATCAGCGGCGCGATCTTCTCCGGGCGGTCCGTATGCGCCCGCCACTCNCGGCCCGCCACAACCCCGCGCCGCTCACGGATCACCGTCTCGTCCCCGCCCCCGCCCACATCAACGCCCAGCTCCACCGGCAGCAGCACATCGGCCGGATGCGGCTCGTCGGGGGCGATACGGCACGCGGCCACGTCGCTGCTCCGGACGACCTGCCATTCGGAGTCCTCGCTGAACTCGCCGAGCACCTTCGACCGGTACAGCGGGTTGTCGGTGCCCCACTCCCGCCGCTTCTCCTCCACCCACTCGGCGGACACGAGCGCCTGCGCGACCGTGGGCGGCACCGGCTCGCCGGTCAGATTCGGGCTGTCGAACGCGGAGATCCCAATGACGTGCCAGCCCGACCCGGGCGTGCACACCCGCTTGAACTGGCTGGCCGGGTTGTCCGGGTTCCCGATCGCCAAGATGCGGCAGTCCGGACCGGTGGTGAGCGCATCGGCCGCAATCCACAACTGCTCCGGCACACCACACGCCTCGTCGATCACGACAAGGACCCGGCGCGCATGGATGCCCTGAAACCCGGACTCGTCGTGGTCGGCGGGCTTCCGGCCGAACCCGACCAGCTCATCCCCGATCAGCCACTCGGTCTGATTCACCCTGCCGGGCAGGTCTCCGGCGGCGTGCATGCGGCGGATGTACCGCCACAGGATCGCCCGCACCTGGCTGAACGTCGGCGCCGTTGAGACGACGAACGCCTCACCGGGCGGGAACACGTCCAGCCACCAGCACGCCACCAATGCGGCCACATGCGACTTTCCCACGCCGTGACCGGACCGTACGGCGACGCGCCGATGGTCACGGACCGCTTCGAGGATCTGCCGCTGCTTGGACCACACGGTCTGGCCGATCCTGCCCTGCACCCAGCCGACCGGGTCGCGCTGGTAGAGGCCGATGCGGCGGCCCGCGCCGCGTAGGTCCGCGGCGCTTTTGAGCTGGTCGCGGATCTTCCGCAGGCCGGTGGTGTCGCCAGCCCGGACAAGGTCGGCGACTTGGGCGCGGATGGCGTCAAGACTCTGGGCTGTCATCGGTGAGGGTGTCGAGGAGGTCGGCGATTTCCCGGCCGAGGTGTTCGGCGTCCACGCTGAACCGGGTGGGCTGGTCGAGGCCGAGGAGTTTCGCGCGACGTTCCATGATGCGCAGGACGCGGTCCACGGCCCCGTTGCTGCCCTTGCGGGCCTGCGGCCAGAGGCCGAGGAGCATGGCGTCGAGGCGTTCGAGTTCGAGGGCGCGGACCTCTTCGGCGGGCTCGGCGGTGATCTCCTTGAGGGCGGTGGCGACGGCACGGTACGCGCCGCCCCGGTTCGCGAACCCGAGCTGGGTGGCGATCTGGTCGTAGGTGGCTCCGGCTTTGCGGAGTTCGAGGGCGCGGGCGCGGCGTTCGGCGGCTTCGATCCGGCGGGGGCTGGCTGCTTCTTCGCCTCTGCCGTGGCCGGTGCGTCTGGTCATGGTCAGCCGCCGCCGAAGTCGTGTTCGTCTCCGCCTTCGATGCGCGGGCGCTGCCCGGTGGCCTGCTGCCAGCGGGCGCAGATCACGTCCACGTAGTGGGGTTCGAGTTCGACGAGGACGGCGGTGCGGCCGGTTTCGTGGGCGGCGAGGAGTGTGGAGCCGGACCCGGCGAACACGTCGAGCACGGTCGCCCGCTCGCTCTTGGGGTCGATGACGCCGAATGCCCAGATGGCGAGCGCGACGGGTTTCTGTGTGGGGTGGACGCGTTTGGTGCGTTCGCTGGCGCGGAGCATGCCGTTCCACATGTGCCGGAGCAGACGCACCGCGCCGGGATGGTTGGTCCAGGCGAGTTCACAGTCCGCGAAGTTACCGGTGTTCTCTTTGTCCCACACCAGCCAACACGACGCGTCGGGCAGGCCCGCTGATGCGGCGTAGTGATTGCTTCCCCACCACACATGCAGCGCGTCCGGGTAGGCGCTGTGCAGCAAGTGGAAAGCGTCGACGGCCGCATCGACCGTGTTGTCACCCGCGATGGGAAGGTAGGTCGACGCGGGCACGACCTTCCCGCCGCCGCCCTTCCCTCCAACCGGGGCGCTTCCGCCAACCTTGCTCCCTTGCACGATTGAGATGCCGTACGGCGGATCGGTGTAGATGATCCCCGGCTCCGCCCCGCCGAGCGCCTTGTCGAGCACACCCGGATCAAGCGCATCCCCGCACATCACCCGATGCGGTCCCAGCAGCCACACATCACCCGGCTTCGACACCGCCTCAGCGAGCCCATCCGGCACGTCGTCATGGTCGCCCGCGATGCCCCCCGAGTCCCGGCCGATGTCGTCGAGCAGCGCCTCCAGGTCCTCGTCGGTGTACCCCGTCGCGGTCAGGTCCGGCAGGTCCGACAGCAGCCCCGCCAGCACCTCGTCGTCATACCCGGCCAGGTCGTTGGACCGGTTGTCCACCAGCACGATCCGGGCGGCGGTGTCGTCGTCCACGTCCACCGTCACCCCGTCGATCGACACCCACCCCAGCTCCCGCGCCGCGAGCAGGGTGTGGTTCCCCGCGAGGACCTCGTCCGGGCGGCCGGTGTGTGTGCCGGCGTTGACGACGATGGGCCGGTACTGGCCGAGCGTTTTGAGGCTCTCGGCGATGACGGCGATGTTTCCGCGTCGTGGGTTGCGGTGGTAAGGCCGTAGCCGGTCGATGGGGTAGGCGGTGACGTTCATGTCTCCAGTTTGGCCGGGGGTCGATGGGTCCATGGTCATGATGTTCCCTGGTCAGGATCGTTCCGTTCACCCCCACGTGCGTGGGGAGGACAGGATCACGATGAGCCCGAGCGCGCGGCCCCGCGGCTCACCCCCACGTGCGTGGGGAGGACCGCGCCGTGTTCGAGCGCGAGTACGAGTGCGTGGGCTCACCCCCACGTGCGTGGGGAGGACGACGATCGCGAACCTCGCCGGGCCCATCCTGAAGGCTCACCCCCACGTGCGTGGGGAGGACATCCACACACTAAACGTAATCCTAGTTCGTGGGGGCTCACCCCCACGTGCGTGGGGAGGACGCGCAGGCTGAAAGCTACGACTACTCCGAGAACGGCTCACCCCCACGTGCGTGGGGAGGACCATCTACGCCGACGAGATGGGTGGCGCCGTTCCGGCTCACCCCCACGTGCGTGGGGAGGACGGCGGCGGTCTCGCGGAGCCGGGCCGCGGCGGCTTCGGGGACGGTCACGCCGCACCTGCCTCTCCGGCGCGCACGGACGCGACCAGCGCGGCCCAGTCCTCCGGGCTCAGGTCCAGTGTGAGCGTGCGGCGGCGGCTGTGACGCATCCACACGCCGCCGTACGGCGCGGCGGCCACCTCCACGCCGGGGACACGGGACGGGGTGCGCCACGTCACGGGCGGCACGTCGTCGTCGGCGAGCTGCGCGGCGACCTCGGCGGCCAGATGGGGCAGGGCGGTCATCGGGCCACCTCCGAAATGCAGCGGCGGCACGAGTGGTCTCCGTCGTGCCTGGACGGCAGGGCGCAGGGCACGTCGCCGCAGCAGAACGTCGAGCACGCGTCCGCCACGAGCAGGGCGCCGGACGGGTCGCGCTCGGAGACGCACGCGACGCACTCGATGAAGGTGACCGGTCGGCCCGACTGGTTGACCTCGTCGTCGGGGAAGGCGACGTGCCGCAGGTAGCGGTGGCCGGGGGCGATGGTTGCCACGCCCCGCAGGCTCGGAGTCCAGTGGCAGTTGTCGCACAGGTGGGGGATGCGGGCGGTGATCGCCTTCGTCGTGGTGGTCATGTCTCCTCCTGGTCGATGGTGAGCTGGCCTGGCACGTCCCAGGCCGGTTGCGCGGCGATGACGATCCGGGTACGGCGGTGGCGGCGACGGCACCGGGAGCCGTACCGGCGTCCGTCGGGCCCGGCACGGATCGCGTCGCNGGCCCAGATGCGCCGGCCGCAGTCGTCGCAGCGGGTCCATGTGCGCGCCTCGGGGGCGGGCGGCGGTGGGGCGGCGAACAGGTGCAGCTCGGTCACGTCATGCACCACCCGGACTCGCACGAGTCGTCCTCCTCGCCGAACAGCGGCAGCAGGTCCGCCCCGTCCGGCACGACCTGGGCCAGGGGTAGGCCGTGGGTTGCGCCGTACCGGGTGAGGTAGACGCGGTCCTTGCCGAGGGCTGCGCGGCGCTCGGCCAGCAGCCTCTCCAGACTGCACGCCCGCTCGAACAGGTCAGGGTCGGTGCGGCGCAGGTCAGCCCAGTCGGTCAGATTGTGCATGGGGCAGAACCAGCACGACGACTTGGGAGGGATCGGCAGGCCCGCATCCCGGATGATCCGGTAGCAGTCGGTACGGCGCAGCTTCAGGTCAAGCAGGGGGTAGACGGCGATCTCGTGGGGGACGGGGCGGCGGCTGTTGGCCCGGTGGACCTCGTCGAGGCTGATGCCGATGCCGACCCTGGCCGGGTTCTCCGGGGTGGCGCCGCGCGCGCGCAGCCACTTCCCGACCACGTTGATTTTGAAGGTTCCGGTGCAGCTCCGGTTGCCGGGGGCGGCGGAGCCATCCATGCGGACGGGGATGTCGATGGACCGCGAGCCGTCTCGGGTGAGCTGGCCGTACAGCGTCTTGACCTGCCCGTCGCGGCCGACCGGCCGCAGCATGCGCAGATCGATGCCGTGCCGCTGAGCGTAGGGCACGGCCACCTCGTGGATGTAGGCGATGGTGGCGGGGTGCTCGCTGTCGTCGCCGACGTTGGAGAACAGCCAGTGGTCGAAGTGGAGTGCACCTCGGGCTTGGAGGACCAGGGCGGCGACGGACTGCACGCCGCCGCCGAAGCTGAAGGCTGTGAGGCCGGTCATGCGCGCACCTCCGCGAGGTCGAACAGCGGCACCAGCTCGTAGACGGGGTAGACGGGTGCGTGCGCGATGTCGGCCCTCGGGTGGCCGCAGCCCTGCGGGCACACGCACGTCCACCGGCAGTGATGGCGGGCCAGCCACACCTGGGCGACGGCGGTGTGATGCCAGCCGGTCGCGGACGCGGTCGGGTGGCGGTACGGCTCGCGGAGGTAGGCGATGCGCTCGTTGCGGGTGGTGATGACGGTCTCGTACTGGGGCATGGGGATGCGGCCGACGTGGCACCGGTCGTGGACGCCGGGGCGGGGGTCGTTCTCGCAGGGGCCGGTCCACTGGCAGGCGCAGTGCGTGTAGAAGCCGGGTGTCTCGATGTAGCCCTTGCGCATGGGGGTCGTCCACGCGTGCTCGCGGATCCAGGCGGCTTCGGCCTCGGTCATGACGTCGCCTCCGGGGTGAACTGGCGGCAGCCGCACGGGGTCGCCTTCGGGCCGCGCGACACCGAACAGGCGCCACGGCCGCCGGTCGCGCGGATCGCGTGCTCGACGTCCAGATCACCGCACGCGCACCGGCCGCCCGCCGCAGCCATCCACGACGCGACGAGCCCGGCGAGCCGCACCAGCGGCGCACGGGTCCGGGCGCTTGCGTCGAGCTGGATGCGTGTGCCGTCCGGGGTGGTGGTGTCCACGTGCAGCAGCCACCGGCCGTCGGCGGTGGTGACGGCCGCCCACTCGGGCAGGGCCGTCTGTGGGGCGGCGCTCACGACGCCACCTCCGCCCCGGCGGCCCGGCGCATCCGGCGGCGACGCTCGGCCTTCCGCTCGTCCGCGGTCATGCCGCCGTACACGCCGTGCGAGGTGTTCAGCTCGATCGCCCAGTCCAGGCACTCGTCGCGGACCGGACACCAGCCGCACACGGCCTTCGCCTCGGCCTCGTGGTCGGCGCTGAAGAACATCTCGAGCTCCTCGCCCCGGCACTCGGCGCGCTCCTGCCAGCCGTACAGCGCTCGGTGGGCAGGGCTGCCCAGACGCGGCCGGTGCACGGGTCCGACGGCGGTCACGGCGCGTCCTCCGTCCGGGTGGTGCCGCCGGACAGGCGCCAGTCCAGCCAGGCGATCGCGTCCGGCCGCCACATGTCCTTGACCTTCGCGACGAGCACGATCACGTCGCGGCCCTGCTCGGTGCATCCGGCACACCCTCGCGCCGGGCACGGGGGCGCGCCTGCACCGGTCGCCGGTGCTCTTCGCCGTGGCGGTGCAGCGGTCATTCATGTGGTCAGGGCCCATTTCCGTCGTCCTTGAGATCAGTGTGCCCCGACGCCGCGACGTCGGCCGGGACGCCGGGGCGAGGCGGTCAGGCGAGGCGGTCGCCGTCGCCTGCGGGGTCGGGCTCGTGCACGGTCACGGTCATGGTCATCTCCTGTGGTTGGGGACCCGCCAGGTGTCCGGGTTCCCGTTCGGCAAGCAGCGCCTGATTCCCCCGCGCGGGTCGGGGACGTCCCCCCAGTAGCGGGGGACGTAGTGGATGTGCAGGTGCGGGATGCTCTGACCCGCAGCGGGGCCGTCGTTGATGCCGATCGTCCACCCGTCGGGCGGCGGGATGTCTCTGAGGACGATCCGCTTGGCACGCCGGGCGAGGGCGTGCGCCTCGGCGACGGCATCCTCCGGCAGGTCCCAGTACGAGAGGACGTGCTCGTAGGGGATGATCTCGAAATGCCCCCGGTGTGCCGGGAAATTATCCAGGCGGGCGTAGAACCGGGGCGACCGGCACAGGACGGTGTTGACCGCCGGATCGTCGGGTCGGCAGAACAGGCAGTCAGAGGGCTGGTCAGGCTGGTCAGGCATCGGCGATCTGCTCCGGCTCGGTCCTCACCGACCACGGCAGCGCGAGGCCATCCCCCACGCGCCGCGGCACGACGTGGATGTGAAGGTGGAACACGGTCTGCGTCGCTGGCCGTCCCGCCGAGGTGATCAGGTTGCACGGCGGGACGGCCAGCTCGGCAGCCCGCCGCATGGTCACGGCGGTCACATCCGGGTCCACCGTGGCGTCCGCCACGTGGGTGCGGGGGATTACCAGCACGTGCCCGGGTGCGACCGGGCGCAGCGGGACGATCGCGATCGCGTCCGGCCACTCGCGGATCACCGTCGCGGGCGCCTCGCCAGCGACGATCTGGCAGAACACGCAATCGCGGCGACGACGCTTTCCAGGACGGCGGCGGCCGGGGCCTCCGTCCGGCGTGAGATCGCGCTTGAGCCGTTCCATCTCGGCGCGCAGGGCTGCGATCTCCTCGTCGCGGACGGCCATGACGGCGTCCACGACGGAGGTCACTGTGAGCCCCATGCCGGGCGCGTTCCGGATCGCGTCGGTGAGGCGGCGGCGAAGATCAGTCGTCATCAGGACCTCCGAGGAGACCCCCGCCTTCAGGCGGGGGCGGACGGGAATGTCGGACCGGAGAGGGTCGGGTGCGGACCGGGTGGGATTGGGTTGTCGGCGGTGCTGGGAAGGCGTGGTACGGATCGTCGGTCGGTGAGGTTGGCAAGGACGGACAGGTGACGGATCGTCGGTGGCGGCTGGGCAGGGCCCGAGCACGGACTGGCGAGCGCGGCGTGGTCGGCCAGCAGCGCCTCGACGTCGTGGGTGTAGCAGTGCTCGCCGCGGCATGCGTCGGTGGGCTCGTGCGGCACGACGGCGGGGTCACGTCGCGGCGGGGCGCCGTGTCCGCACCGACATCCGCACCTCCATGGTGGGCCCGTACGGGACGTCCCGGGCCTCGCGGATGTGAACTCGAGGCCGCTCGACGGGCAGCTCGCCTCGGTCGATGACTTCCTCAAGGAGTGTGAGGGCCATGCGCCGCTGCCTGGGCTCTTTGTCCCGCTCCCACGCCTCGGGCCAGACGATCTCGCTGCTCTCGGCCACGCCGTCGTGGCAGGCGAGGACGGCGGCGGCTTCGGCCGGGGTCATGGTCACCACTCCTCTTCCGCTTCCCGCTCCACCTTCGCCAGGCGGGCCTTCGCCATCGCCGTTTCCAGTATGCCGGAAGCGTCTCGGATCGCGGTGATGTACCGCTGACGCAGGTCGTCCCTGTCGGTGGCCCGCTGGAGCGCGGCGATGATCCGGGCGCGTTCCTCGGCGCGTGCGCGTTCGCGCTCGGCGGCTTCCACCTCGGCGCCGTGCGCGGTGAGCACCACCAGATCGTCGAGGTCGAAATCGCGGGTGTCGGGCTCGACCAGCCAGCGGATCAGGATTGCGTCGGTAGCCGAAGCGCTGAGAGGGCCTGAGAGGGCCTGAGAGGCGTCAGGGGATGTAGAGATACCAGAGACCCGGCATTCGCGGCTCTCAGGCGGCAATGCGGGCCGGGAAGGGGGCACTCTGTCCGGCCGCTCGACCTCCAGGCCGCCGCCCCAGGCGGTGGCGATCCGGTCGGCGGCGGTGGCGATCCGGTCGGCGAGCGCGTCGGCGCCGCGCGGGCAGGCGCCGTGGACGACGGTGACGCGCTCGGGGCCGTGCAGCCGGATCACGGAGGCGAGGGCGGTCCGGATGGCCTGCTCATCGGTCCAGGTCCGGGAGCCGGTGACGAGCACCCGGTAGCGCGGCGTGGCGGTCATGCCGTCACCTCCTCGAACAGCTTCGGCTGCACAAGCCGGGCACCCGTTACGGGCGGCGCGACCTCCCTGGTGTGCTCCGCGCACCGGCCGTCGGCGTGCAGGTCATGCCGCCCGCACGTATGCGTCACCCACGGCTCGCCCCGCGCCGCCGACAGCTCCTCGTGGATGCGCATCGGCGCACGGCACTGCGGCCAGGCGTTCACCAGCGCCCCGTGATGCCAGATGCCCACCCCGCACCAGCCCTGGGCGACCAGGGCGGCGGCCTCCTTCAGAGCCTCGTCGTGGGTCAGATACCGGCCCGGGTCGACTAGCGGACCGGTCCAGGCGTCGGCCCGGATCGCGGGCTCGGACGGCGGGTTGGCGGCGACGAGGCAGACCCGGCCGCGGAGTTTGTAGGTGATGCCGAGCGGCGGCGGGACGGTCCGTCTGAGGTGGGTCATGGGGTTCCTTTCGAGGGGTGGGTTTGGTCTGTCCCCTGTCCCCTCGTCGGGGGGCTGTCCTGTCCCGCTGTCCCCCTGTCCCCTCCCCTATAAAGGGAGGGGACAGGGGACAGGTACAGCCCGGGGACAGGCGGGACAGTCAGGGGGACAGGTCTGACCTGCGGTTTTATGGGCAGGTGGGACTTGACGGGACAGTCAATGGGACAGTTGAAAATCCGATCGTGACGGGGACAGACAGTTCGAGACATTTCAGACACCTTTTTCGAACGACTTATGGACCGCTTTCAGCGCCGCAGCGATCTCTGCCACAGCCTCAGTCCGACCCGGAAGAGACACACCGTTCTCCCGAGCCCACCTTTTCAACCCCTCACGGCCCAGCCCTTGCGGCACCCCCGCCATGACCAGGTCGCGCACATACGCCTGAATTCGCTGCCGGTGCTCATCCGCCACCGTCGAGTCCGTCAACTCATGCCGCGTCCGGCCCGGCAACCAGCCCCCGCCGCGCTCCTTCTCGCCGCGCCGGGTGATGTGGAACACGTCCTCCCCCAGCCCGGTCCGCGTGTGAGTCCGCGCGAGCTTCAGCCGCGTGATGACCGTCTCCACCGTCCCGGCCCACGACCGTGTCTCGTCGTAGGCGGTCAGCTCCCACACGTGGTCGACGTCTTGCGTTTTCGCGCTGGACCCGCGGCTACCTTTCTCGGCGTCCTTGCCGAAGTGGTCCAGCCGCAGCGACGCCACCCCCATGCCTTTCAGCGGCTCGTGGATGCGCCGGTACAGGTCGAGCCAGGTGTCGGCGTCGTTCTCGCTACCCGCGATGTACCGGGACACCGTGTCAAAGATCACCAAGTCGCGCGGGCGCTCGGAGACGATCGAAAGCAATTCGGCGGCGGCCGCATCGGAGGCGTTGAGCGCGCCGGAGAACCGGGGGAAGGGCCGGTAGTCGAGCCGCTGCTGAAGGACCTCGAGGTCATCGGGGGTGGCGCCGAAGGCGGTCAGGCGGGTGACGATGTCCCGCAGGCTGTTTTCCCGGTCGAGGTACAAGACGTTGATGGGTGCGCGGCGGATGTCGCCCAGGCATGACCTGCCGGTGACGGCGCACCAGACCCAGTAGAGAGTGAAGATGCTCTTGCCCACTTTGCCGTCGCCGACGAGCGCGGCTTGTTGCCCGCGTTCGAGGAAACGCCCGGGGAGCCAGTCGATTGCGGTGAAGTCGGTGGCGAACGCTTGCGCCCAGTTGATGGAGGGGAAGCGGTCTTGCCGGTCGTTGGCGCGGAGGGTTTCGGAGACCTTCAGGAGGCGTTCGGCGACGGCGTGGAGCTGGCTGGCGGGGTCGTCGGCGTCGGCCTCCAGTTCCTGCAGTGCCCGCTGGAGTTCGTATCGTCCGGTGCGCTGGTGGAAGGAGCGCATGACGATGCGGGCGTGGTGTGCGGGGTCGCCGGCGATGGGGGCGGCGCGCATGAGGTCGTGGAGGTAGAGGGCTCCGCCTGCTTGTCCGAGGGTTCCGGCGTGCTGGAGGTGGTCGGCGACGGCGATGGGGTCGGTGGGGTTGTCGGCGTCGTAGAGGTCGAGGATGGCGCGGTAGATGATGCGGTGGGCGGGGCGGTAGAAGGCGTCTGGGGTGGGGATGACGGCGCGGATGTGGTCGACGATGTAGGGGACGGAGAGGCATGCGCCGAGGACGACCTGTTCGGCGTCGATGACGATGTCCTGCTCGGTGGTGGTGGTCAACCGGTCCCCCTTGTGCTCGGGTTGGGTGGGTTAGGTGGCTCGGGGTAGTGGGTGGGGTAATCGGCTAGGCATTGGGGGTCTCCTTGTTTCTGCTGGTGAGGGTGGTGGCACGTTGACTGTCGGGCACCATCATACGCCAAGTCTCTTTGCGTGAGTCTGCGCTATGCTGCTTGTCATGAGAATGATGTGCGAGCATAGACGAATGACTCAGCGGGATCTGGTTGCGAAGCTCCGTGCCTACCGGCGTGCCAAGGAGCGGCTGGAAGCGGCCCGTGCGGACCTCGATGCCGAGATCGCCCGCGCGGTCCTCGAGGACGATTGGCAGATCATCGACGTGGCGGAGTTGACGGGCTGGAGCCGGGAGACGATCCGCGCGATCGTGAAGCAGCAGCGGGAGAGGTCCGCATCGCGTCAGGATTGAGGTCACCACAGTTTTTCCTGTCCTGCGCTGTTGAACTCCTGCTCGGTGACGGGTCCGGCTTTTTCCGCCTGCTCGCGGTGTCGTGGTGCGCAGTGGTCGCAGCTCAGAGCGGAGTAGTAGGCGGTTGACCACTTCTTTGGGTTGGCTGGTGTGCGTCCGGTGATGACCTTGGTGGCGGGGCGGTGGCAGGTGGAGCAGGTGCTTATCCACATCGCCCCCCCTCTACTGCTGTGGATGCGCATGGCCCGGCAGGCGGGTGGGGACCGGTGGCGGTGGGGTGATGGGTGCCGCCTGTGGGGTCGTGCCCGCTGCCGCGGTGGGGTCGTCGGTGCGGCTTGGGCATGTGCAGCCGGGGGCGGCGCATGCGCCGAGTGCGTCCCGCCACATGGGGTCGTAGATGGGCCAGCCCGTGCGGGAGCGCTCTGGGCCGTTCTGGTGTCCGCAGCGGGCGCACGGCCGCTCCAGGTCGGCCGGTGAAGCCGCAGCCCGGCCCCGTGTCGCGGTGGCCGGGCTGAGCGTGGTGGTGGTCACCGCTTGTCCCCCGGCCGGTTGAGCAGGTCGAGTACCTCGGACTCGCGGTAGCGGCGGTGTCCTCCGGGGGTGCGGATGTATGACAGCTTGCCCGCGTGCGCCCAGCGGGTGACAGTTTTGGGGTCGACGCGGAAAACCGCGGCGACCTCGGACGGGGTGAGGAGTTTCTCCGGCTGGGTGGTCATGCTGCGCTGTCCTTCCTCTGTGTGGGTTTTCTGGGCGCGGTGAGCGGTAGCGGGGCCTCGCCCACCCCGTCGCACCAGTACTCGGGTGTCTGCCGGGATGGGTGTGCGGCGATGCGTCCGTCTTTGCGGAGCCTGTGGGTGTGGTGGCAGACGGGGCAGCGTCCGCGTGGCCGGTCCCCGACGGGGCGGGGTGGTGTGTCGGGGTCGGGCGGGGGGTGTACGAGTCCGAGGGCCTCGAGGATGAGGGCGCGCTCGTCTTGAGTGAGACCGCGTCGGCCTTCTGACTTGGCCCATTCGCTGATCTTGTCGATCATGCGGCGGGCGGCGGCCAGCTCCTCAGGGTCGGGTGTGTGTGGTTCGACGGGGAGCGCTCTCGTGTGATCTCGGAATCGTGTGTCCGGCTCCTGCCGGCCGCTGCCGTATAGGGACTCCATGATGTCCTGGACACGCCAAAGGGCGTCGCGTTCTGTCATGGCATCACCACTTCGGGCCATGTGATCTTGTTGATCGCGGCATGGTGCGCCTTGGGAAGCGTCACGGGAGGGTGTCCGAGGGCGTCCAGACCCATCGCACGCAGCCACCAGGCATCCGTCTGGTTGTCGTCGCGGATGTCGAGCCCGGTCCGCTGGTAGAGCGCCATGCGCATGTCGGCCTTGGTGGCATTGCCCTTGCCTGTCGCGTACTTCTTGAGCGTCGCGGGTGGCACGAGCGCGTATGGCACCTCCAGGTCCTGAAGGGCCAGGCGGGCGATGCCGTGGACCATGCCGGTGATGCCTGCGCTGTGGGCGTGGGTGGGCAGGTCCTCGATGACGGCCAGGGTGATTCCCCCGAGGCGGTCGATGAGGGCGTCGCGGATGTGGATGAGTCGCCGGTCGCCGTGGGCGGGCTTGGTTGTGATGGTGTCGGTGGAGCCGTCCCAGTGGGCGATGCCGGTGGCGGTGATGGAGAGGTCGAGGCCGATGACGGTGGTGGTCATGGGGTCACCGCCCTGTTGATGGCGCGGGCGAGGGCCAGGGCGGCCTGGGTGTGCCGTGGGAGCCCGAGCGGGGTGGGGATGCGCGGCTCCTCGTGGCCGGCGAGCACGTCGAGCAGGTCGGCGAGCAGGGTGGCGAGGCGGTCGTCGATGGCGTCGACGAGGTCGTAGTCCAGTCCGCAGTAGGTGCAGGGGCCGAAGTCGAGGTCGTGGAGTGGCTGAGTGGGAGGGAAAAAGTGGTAGCAGCGGAGCTTTTTCGCGGCGCGGCGAAGTTCGTCGACGGATTCGTCTTTCATCGGGGTCTCCTAGGGGCGAAGGGGGGGCGGGCAGGGGGTGCCCGCCCCTTGGGGGTGGTCACTCAGCGGTCATAGGTCCTCCCGGTCGAGGCCGTGGGCGATGGCCCAGTCCGCTTGGCCTGGATGTCTCTGACTGCCTGATCGCGGGTGTGTCGGCGCTGCTCGACGGCGGCGCCGAGGTGGTATCCGATGGATGCGCCGAGCGTGATGCTGACGGCGGCGGTGATGAGGAAGGCGAGTAGTTCGGGCCAGTTCATGCCCGCACCCCCTCGCACCGGGTGATGCACGACAGTGGTGAGCCGCATGAGGGGCAGGGGTGGCATCGCATGCACACCCTGACCGGGGCCACGGGCGACGGTGGGAGGCGACGCCAGATGGGTCGATGCCGGTGGCGGAGGAGATGGAGCAGGGTCATGGGGTGACCTCCATCGGGGTCGTCGGCGCTGGGGTGCACCGGTCACAGACGGGCTGCGGCAGGTCGCTGCCGTAGATAGCGGCGTGCAGCTCCTCATCCGTCGCGGGCCGGACGGCCCTACCGCAGGCGCGGCAGGTCAGGACCGGGTGCTCAGGACGGCGGGGCATCCACGGCGGCACGTGGTGGCTGCCGTCACCGGGGACCACGGGCATGACGGCGGTCGGGGCCGGGTCAGCCGGCCGCTCCGGGTGAGACGGCTCGTGCTCGCCGTCCAGCACCCGCCGGTCCTGCTCAGCCTCCAAAAGATGGGCAGCCGCTTCCCATGCGGCGGCCATGGCGCGGGCGTGGGCGGAGTCGGTGGCGTAGTCCACCAGCCCATTGCCGTAACGGATAGGCACGCGCGGGTGGCCGGTGGAGATGTCAAGCTGCCCTACCTTGGGCATGCCCAGCGGCATGGTGCGTGTTTCCTCGCGGCTGGCCATCACGCCACCACCTCCGCGTTGGTGGGCTCGGCATGCCAGACCGTGACGGTCAGCCCGCCGAGGTACAACTTCGCGGTGGTGGTGCCGCCGCTGGTGGTGGTGGTCTCGACGGGGCAGAACACGTCAAGGGAGCCAATCTTCTGTATCTGCTCGGCGGATGAGGCCAGGAGCATGAGCTGCCCGGGCAGAGGAAGGTCGGGGCACTGCTCGGCGATGTCTGCGAAGCATCGCATGGCGTTGATAGTGCGGATACGGTCGTAGTCGTAACGGTGGTTCACTTCTCCCCCCCCTTTCTGGCCCCACCCAGGGCGCGGGTGGGGCCGTGGTGGTCAGCAGGTGGTGGTGGGGTGCGGTTGGAGTGGCCAGGCACCTGAGCAGGCGGCAGCACGCTCCTGCAGCTCCCCGCGCTTGCTGGGGAGCACCTCGGTCTCCGCCTGACGGCGCAGGTACTCGGCAAAGCTCGCGTCCTGCTCGGCCCTGGCCTTGACCTGAAGGTCGTGCAGCTCCGCCAGCGACATCGCGGCGAGGGTGGGGTAGCGCTGGCACATCACCCACGCCACCCGAGCCGTCACGAGAGCATCAGCGGGAGCGCCGTGGGCGTCCTCGCCGATGGGCACCCCGTAGTGCTCGCTCACTGCCGTGAGGGTGCGCCGGCCCTTGCGGTACCGGTCCAGGTGCTTGTCCAGCACCAGCGGGTCCACCACCACGGCACAGGCAGCGCGTAGGCGGTCACCGAGGGGTTCGAGGCCGTGCCGGCGCGTCTCCCGGTCCAATAAGGTCAGGTCGTACGGCGCGTTGTAGACGATCAACGGCAGTCCCGCGCTCACTGCGGACATGACCGCATCGGCGATCTCGCCGATCGCGGCGGCCACGTCCTTGCGGCCCTCGGCGCGGACGCGCTCCGTCGAATAGCCGTGGACCTGCGCCGCCTCGTCCGGGATGGGCACGCCGGGGTCGATGACCCAGTGCTGGGTGACCACGCTCCCGGTGCCGGGGTCGATGTCCAGCACGGCAGCGGTGACGATCCGCGCCGTCTCGGGATCGACCCCGGTCGTCTCGGTGTCGAAGGCGGTGAAGGGGAGGGCGTGCCAGCCCTCCCCCGTGCTCGTGGCGGTGGCCATCAGAACGGCACCCTCTCGACCTGGGCGGACTGGGACTCGCCCGCCTTGAGGCGCTTGAGGAAAGCGTCCAGCGCCGCCTCACTTGCGTCCTCCGGGGCAACCCCGCCGGACGCCTCCAAAAAGCGACGCCGGAGTTCTGACATCCCCCACGGCGACGCGGCCACGATCTTCTGCCACAGCTCGTCGGCGACCGCAGGCTCACCGGACGGAGCGGCGGCGGGCTTCTCCTGCTCCTGCTTGGCCAGCCGCTCACCGAGTGTCCGCATCTCCGCCTTCTGCTCAGGCGTGCACGACACCCTCGCAGCAGCGGCGGCCTCCCAGATCTCCCGCCACTGCTTGAGTGTGGTGGCCTTGCGCGCGGCGGCCAGCACGATCTCAGGAGTGAGCTTCCGCCCCTGCTTCTGCTCGGTGTCGGCCGAGACCTCCGAGGTCTCCCGAGAGGTCTCGGCGGACTCGATCGCCAGACGCGCACCCGACTCCACCGCAGCACGAGCAGCCGTCGCCTCGGCAGCAGCGCCAGACACCGCACCCCGACCCGCCAACAGCTCAGCGGGCGTGACCGCGACATCCAGCTTCGGCACCATGAACCGCGCCACATCGCCGCTGTCACGGACGATCTGCTTCTCCTCCATCGTCAACCAGGCGTCTACATAACCCCTGGTCGTGGCGAGGAAGGCCGCGATCTCCGGCAGCTCGACCGCCGCGCAGTATCCATGGGAGGTGAGCAGCCACACGCCGAGCCCTGGCACGTCGCGCAGCATGATGTTGAGCCGGGTGGTGATCTGGCAGTCACGCCGCTCCGGGTCGCACATGCACGGCTGATCGGTCTTCTGCTCGGTCTGACCGTCGCAGCGGCGCACGCACTTGGACCCTTTGTACAGCTCGTACCACTGGGTGACGGGCTCACGCGGGGGGACGAGGACGGGCAGGCGGTCGGTCTCGGTGTAGACCTCCCACTCGGGAGGGCCCCCATTGGCGGGGGTCCACGGTTGGACCTCGCCGCCGTAGAGGCGGGCGACTTCTTCCAGCAGCGGCTTGCTGGCGGAGGTGAGGCGGAACTTGCTGAGCTTGGCCGGACGCAGGATCGGCTTGCCGGTCTTCGGGGAGATGCGGCCGGTGTCGATGGCGTGGCCGATACGGATCTCACCGAGCTGCCGCATACGGCGCTGGAGATCAATGATGGGCATGGTCAGGCGACCTTCCTCTTCTTCGCGCGGGATGGGTTGGCCAGTGGAGCGCCCACGACGGTGGGAGCGATGTCGGTCGCCCATGCGGCGACCTCGGCTGCGTGCAAGAACCGAGTGAAAATGCTGGGCCCGCACTGGATGGGGTAGACGCGGTAGCCCTCCGGACGCAGGTGCAGCACCACCCCCACATCCGCCGTCTGCGGCATGGGCTGCCGGGTGCCATCTCGCAGCCAGCAGTATTCAGCGTGCCGGTAGGCCGACATCTGCAACCCGGCGTCGGGATAGACCCCCTTGACCGTGCCGTCAGCGAGACGTGCGTCCAGCTCACCGCCCGTCTTGGTATCCCCCAGGGTGGGCGCCCCGCTGTTGATGTACGGGGACCGCAGGATGTAATCGAGCGTGCCGGCGTAGCCGTGCTCGTAGGAGCCCACGACCATTTCGGAGGCGTCGAACTGGACCTCGAAGTCCGAGATGAACCTCAAGAAGTGGGTCAGGTAGGGGCGCATCTCGGGGTCGTCGAGGATGTCCTGTGGGATGGGCTGGTCGAGGATGTGGGCCTCGATGATGCGGTGGGCGGCCTCGCCGAGGGCAGCGCGCTCATCACGCTGTCTGGTGTGTGCGCGGCGGAGCCAGTCGTACGCCTCCCGCGCCTGCTCGGGGTGGCGGGATGCGCGGACGAGACGCGGGAGGTGCTCCATCGCTGTCTCGGCGACCAAATTGGCTGCCCAGTACGGCAGCGCCGGCTTAGGCACGCCCTTTTCGAGGATGCTGGTGACGCGGCGGAGCTTGGTGCCGGTGGTGGGGTCGGTGTACCAGCCGCGCGCGGGGCGTGGGATGCGCGCGGTGCCGGTGGGGCTGCCTGAGCCGGGGCAGGGCTGACCGTTTGCCCGGCGGTGTTTGCGGGTGCGGCCGTCCTTGTTGACCGGTACGTCACTGCTGCATGTGGGGCAGGTGCCCTGCTCGGTGGTGGCGGTCACGCGGCACCGTCCTTGAGCGCGCGGACGACATCGTGGAGGGCAGCGAGGAACCGCTGACCGTACGGGACCGTGTCGAGCCCGTTGCAGGACTCGAAAAGGACGTCGGTGAGGGCGTCCTGGGCGTCCTTGAGAAGGACGCCCAGGTCGAGGTGGTGAGCGACGTCGCTGGTCGCCACCTCGGTGGCGAGCCTGTACGCCCTTTCGAGCTGCTCGTAGCTGCTGTAGGGGTGGAGCGTGCCGAGGAGCGTGGTCAGCTCGTCGACCATGGCGTGTGTCCTCCAGGGGATGGGGATGGTCAGCTAGTGGGGTGTTTGACGCGGTCGAGATAGTCGAGGACAGCGGCGGCGTCGACCCGCCGTGCGGTACCGATCTTGTAGCTGGTCAGGGCTCCGGAGCGGATCAGCGCCTCGACCGTGCGGCGGCTGATCCGGAGGACATGGCATGTCTCCCGCACGGTGAGCACGAGCGGTTGTCTGCCGCAGGTGCAGACCCCGCGGGTCGTGGTGTTCGTCATAGCGCGATAGTAGCGCGCACTAGTGCGCAGTAGCAAGTAGTCATGCGCATCAGTGCGCACCAGTGCGCAAATTTTACCGTGCCGTGACCTAACTCCGGGGGCAGCGGAGGGTCACGGCCAGTTGTTTGGGGTACGATCTGCCCGATATGGTGCGCACAAGTGCGCGCACGCGCGCACACGAGCACTCCGGGAGACCCGTGGCCAGAGACGACGCACCACCTGAGGCGCAGCTCATCCGCGAGCGCCGCGAGACGCTCATCCCACGTCGCTCAATCCGCGACCTGGCCGCCGACGCCGACATAGGCGAAAGCAGCTGGCGCGCTTTCGAGGCCGGTAAATTTGTGATCACCCCCGAGCGGCTCGCCCGCGTCGCCCTCGTCGTCGGCGTCACCCCGAGCGAGCTGGAGACGCTGGGGCGTCAGCACGGCCGGGACAACGCACTCAGGGCCGCCGTGCTACTGAGGCGGTACATCGAGGAGCGGGCGAAGGGTGAGACCGTGGCGCGTGCTGCGGTCGGGGATGTGCCAGAGGAGATCTTGCAGGCTCTGATTACGGGTCTGGATGAGATCCGGTCTGCTCGTGGCATTTCCGCCAAGCAGCGCAGCGTGCTGGAGCGGGCCCTTATCCGGGGCATCACCGCTCACATATCTGCACAAGTGGATCAAATACGGATCCTGCTGGGCATTGCGGATAAGGGACGCTGACGCGGCATATCTAACCCGGCCGCAATATGGGCGTCACCGTAGTGACGGACACGCAGTAAACGTCATATTGTGACGGGGCGTCATATCGGTGGAAGACGGCCGGGGGCGAGCGGAAAGAAGGTCGCGATGGTAAGACCGCTGGCCGGGGGGTTGTGCTGGGCTGCCGTGGTGGTGGTCGCCGGGGTGGGGACAGAGCCGTGGGCCGTGGTGTGCGCGGTGGTGGCCGCCGTGGTCGGGGTGGTGGCGTGGGTACGCCGGGAGCATGCTGTGGAGGTCGCATATGACCTGGGTGTCCGGCATGGCGCGCGGCAGGCCCGCCTAAGCGTCTCGGTCCCGGAGGACGCCCTGGTGGTGAGTGAGGATGATGGCGCGGGGCGTCACCCTCGGCGTCCATAGGTAGGTGTCTGGGCCCTTTGGGGGTGGACCGTGGGTCGTCGTCGGCGCCAGCGTGGCGAGGGTTCGATTTACCAGCGCAGTGACGGCCGGTGGGTAGCCGAGGTGCACCTCGGCTACAAGGCGAATGGCCGTCCTGATCGCCGCTATTTCTACGGCTCGACACCTGCCGAGGCATTGGAGAAAAAGCGAGAATTTCTCACATCTCGCGAGGCGGGATACACCCCGATCAAAGGCAAGGGCTGGATGGTCGCCGCGTGGCTGGACCACTGGCTCCACAAAATCGTCAAGGACCAAGTCCGCGAATCCACGTGGCACAGGTCGTATAGGGGCAAGGTCGAGCAGCACCTGATCCCGAATCTCAGTGGCTACCTCCGCGATCTGGACGAGGCGGCGCTGGATGAGCTGTACGCCAAGCTCAAGCGCCAAGGCCTGTCCGCGGTGTCGATCACGCAGATCCACGCGATCCTCTCCCGCGCGCTCAAGGTCGCTGTACAGCGCAAGCTCATCCCCCGCAACCCCTGCCAGTTCACCCGTCCCCCGGCCTCGCGCCGGACCGAGCCGATGCCGCCGGAGCGTGAGGAGACCCGCCGCATCCTCACAGCGGTCCGCTCCCGGTGGAACGGGGCCCGGTGGGCCCTCGCCCTGACCACGGGCATACGGCAGGGCGAGGCACTCGGACTCCTATGGCCCATGCTCGACCTGGCCGACCTCGACAACGCGAGTATGCGGATCGCTTGGGAGCTGGTCCGCCTCCCCTGGCAGCACGGCTGTGAAGACCCCCACGCCTGCGGCGCCGCTCGGCACCGCTACCCCTGCCCACCCGACCCCGCCGACTGCCCGAAAGCACAGCGCACGTCCGGCCGCCGGCACGTGTGCGCGCGGCCCTGTCCGCCGCGGTGTCGTGAGCATGAGGGCCGGTGTCCGACGTGGTGTGAGCCGGACTGTGTCAAGCATGCGGCGGCGTGTCCGCAGCGGACCGGTGGTGGGCTGGTGCTCACCGAGCCCAAGAGCACCAAGTCCAAGCGGACGGTCCCGCTCCCCCGTCCGCTGGCCGAATGGCTGGTGGAGCACCGGACGTGGCAGGAAGCGGCACGGGTGGCGAGCCCCGTGTGGGAGGGGTGGGGTCACGACGGCAAGGTCTGTCCCCGCAGGCTGCGTCCGCGTGAGGTGGTGTGCCCCGCTTGCCGCCTGCCCGTACGGCGGGACACGCTGGTTTTCGCTCAGCCGTCCGGTCGCCCGGTGGATGCCCGGCGGGACTGGGGCGAGTGGACCGCGCTCCTTGAGGAGCTGGAGCTGCCTCACTATCGCGTTCACGACGCGCGGCATGGCACAGCCACCCTCCTGCTGGAGGAGGGGGTGGACGCGGTGGTTGTGCAAGAGCTGCTCGGCCACAGCACCCCCGCGTTCACCCAGCAGGTTTACCAGCACGTGCGTCCCCGCGTGGCGCGGCAGGCGACGGACCGGCTGGGTGCTGTCCTGTTCGACGACGGCGCGGGGTGACAGGAGTTTTGACAGGGGAAGCGATGCGCAGCGGTGCGCAGTGGTGCGCATCCGGATTGGGTCGACCGTGGGATGGCGGGGGTGTGGTGCGCAGCGGTGCGCAGGGGTGCGGTTGGTGCCTGCGGACTTTTAATCCGTAGGTTCTGGGTTCGAGTCCCAGGCGCCCTACCAGTGTCTGACCTGGGGTTTCGCGGCCCCGGGCAGGGTTGCTCGGGGTGCGGTGACAGGAGTTTTGACAGGGCAGACCCGTTTTTGATCTCTCCCGTGTCCGGGTTCGCCTAATTCAGCAGAACACGATTCTGCGCATAACGATCACGCAATGCCACCCCACACCCCCCAACCGGCGTCTCACAATACGTCACACATCCAAACCCACCGTGACCCTGGGAGACCCGATGCACACCCGCGCCCTCACCCCCGCCCTCGCCGGCCTACTCACCACTCTCACCGCCTGCGCCACCCCCACCACCAACCACTCCCCCGCACCAGCCTCACAACCCACCCCCCAACCCGCATCCGCGCCATACACCCCATCCCCCCGCGACTTCACCCTCTTCATCCGCATCCTCAAGAAGGAGTGCTTCGGCTCTGCCGGATGCAACGTCACTTTCCGCATCAACCCCACCTACGACGGCCCCACCCTCCCCGATGACCAGAAGCTGACCGTCACCTACGAGGTAACCGGCGGCGAGGAGCCAAAGGTGAACTCCTTCGAGATGACCGGCAACGAGGCGACATTCGACTCTGAAGAGTTCATCGGCACCCGGTCGCCCAGCGCGAAGCTGCGAGCGAGGGTCACCGACGTGTTCTAGCCCGGCCGCCAGTGGCGACACCCTGTTGGGTCTCCGATCACACGGCCCCGCGCTAGGAGCGGGGTGCGCGGGGCCGTACTCATACCCCGGCCCCGACTGCCAGAGGTAGGCTCGACGAGCGGATGGATCAGGTCCCTTCTCGCGGATCGAGGTCCTGGGATTCGGGGGTACAGGGGGTCTCAGCGGCAGGCGGCGCTGAGACCCCTTCCTCATGCCTCCTCACCGCCGCATGCCTCCTCACCGCCGCTCTCTTCGACCGGCCACTCCTCACGCGGACGCACAAACGTCCCCCGCCCCTGAATCGTCACTGTCCACCCGCGTCGGCGAGCGCTTGGGTGATCACGCGCTCTTCGGCGGGGAGAGCGGGAGACCGCCCCTCACAAGAACCNCATGCCCGGCCCTCGGGGCCGAGCGATCGCACCAACGCAGGCACATCCTGCTGGACCCCGCGACACGCGGCAACCGGAACCAAGAAACAACCTGGGGCCAGGCCCCTGCAACGCAGGGGCCCCACCCCGTGAACACCTACACGACCATCAGGCCGGCCATCACTCGACCGTGTACTCGTACGTCTCCCAGCGGCCGGCCGCCACGACGTACTCGCCGTACTCGATGACCTCCCCGGCCCGGCCGTACATCCAGTTCCGGCCCCGCAGCACCGGCGAGCCCGGCGCCACATCGAGCGCGGACGCCTCCTCCTGCGTGGCCGCGTCCGCGGTGATCTGGTCCCGGCCCGATGTGATCCGGCGGCCGGTGGTCTCCTCGATGTAGCCCGGCGTGCCCTGCCGCAGTCGCTCGGTCTCCAGTAGACGCGGCGCCACCGTGGCCAGCTCGCCCGCGAGCCACGACGTGGACGCCATCACCGGGACGTCGCCCTCGCGGTAGGTGATGCGGTGGCGTCGGATCACCTGCGTGCCGGCCTCGATGCCGAGGGCGTCGGCGACCTGCTCGGGTGCGGGCACCAGGTCGGCGGAGACGATGCGGGCGTATTCGCCTGGCGGGTAGATGTGTCCGGTGGTGCGGATGCGCTGGGCGTAGTCGCGTGGGGTGTGGGCGGTGTCTGCGACGACGGTGCCGCGTCCGGGTACGGCGGTGACGAGGCCTTCGGAGCGGAGTGAGGAGATGACGCGGGAGGCGGTGGCCATGGCGACGTGCCAGTCCTCCATGATCTGCCGGGTGGAGGGGACGCGGTCGCCGGGGCGGAGTTGTCCGGTTCTGATTTGGTTGCGGATGTGGTTGACGATTTGTAGGTAGGGCGGGTCTGGTCTGGTGACCTCTGGGGACATTTGCGGCGTTCCTATCTAAACCGGTCAGTGCACTAGTGCACTACCAAGGTACACCCCGGCATACCCGCGCGGGAAATGACAGCACGGCACCGTATGGACATCGCTCTAGAGCACGTATACCCTGTGCTCTAGAGCTACCTAGAGAGACGCCCGTCTCCCTTGCTCTACCCCGTCGTGCCTGATGTCCGTTTTGGAGGTGTTACGTGGGCGACCCCACCCAGGCGCATCCGCTGATGACCGCCCAAGAGGTCGCGGCGCTCTGCGGCGTCGATACCCGGACCGTGCATCGGTGGGGCCGCACCGGAAAACTCACCGCGCGTCGCACGCCCGGCGGCAGGCTCCGCTTCGTGCGTGCCGAGGTTTACGCCGTCATGGGTCTGACCCCCGCCCTCGCCCAAACGAAAACGCCCGCCCGGTGGTAGCGCACCGGACGGGCCCTTGTTGATCACACCCACGAAGTGAGGATCACATGAACGCTCTCACACGCCCACTACCACCTCGAGTACGAGCGCGACTGGAAGGGGACCCAGCCGCGCAGGATGTCACGATCACCCGCGCCGCGTCGACCACGTCGTGTCGTCTCGGCGGCCCGGCGTGGTGCGACGTCGATCACCTCGGCGAGACGCCAATCATTTTCACGCACGCCGGTCACGTGGCGGCTGTACAGGTCGCGCCCGGCCCGCACGGCGGCCCGTCCGCCGTGCTGGTGGACGTGGAGGAGACGGAGGCCGGCGGCCCCACCGTCGTGCTGGACGGTGCCGGGGAGTGGCACCAGTGTCTCAGCGTCGCCGAGGCGGCGCGGTTGGGTGTCGCGGTGCTGACCGCTGTCGTGGTCGCTCGCGGCGGTCTCGACGAGGCGGCGCGGGAGTCCTTCACCGCCCTGATGGGGGGTGTCCGGTGACCGACCGCGACATGACCCGCATCCAGGACGGCATCGTCCGTCAGCTCCAGCAGGCCCTTGCCACTCAGGACGACCCCCGCAACAGCAACGACGCCATGTGCCCGGGCGTGGACGAGTACGGCCACGGCCACGGCCTCACCGCCCGCCAGGTCCACTGGGGCTGCTGCCCCACTTGGGATCAGTACCCCGGTGGTGAGGTCCGGTGAGCACCCCCATGCGCCGCGTCTTCGTGATCCTCACCGTCTACAACACCTCTACCGGCCGACTAGACAGCCAGTCCATCCACGTCGACGTCACGCCAGGCACGCGGCACGCGGATCTGCTGGACCGCGCCATCGGCTACGTCACCGGGCTCCCTCCGGAGCGCCGCAGCCACATCGTGATCCATCACTACAGCGTGCTCCCCGAGGTGATCGCATGAGCGACGCCAGCCGGTGGCAGCCCAAGCCGATCTACCGCTGCCCCGTCTGCGGTGTGCACTCCACCGCACCCGGCCGGTGCCGCTGCACGCCCAAACGGCGGCCCGGTCGCGTTCTGGTGCCCGTGCGGGACCACCTACGCCGCCGACCTCGACAACGAGTTCCGGGGTGCGGCGTGACCGGCCGGAACGAGTGGTCCCGGACCACCAAGCCCGAGCCCGGTACCCCGCTCCACTCCCCCACCGACCGGGCCGTCACCGCAGAGCAGGCCCGCCGCCCGCTCCAGACCAGCAAGAAGGAGGAGAAATGAATGCCCGCCAGCAGGCCGCCAGCGTCCGCAGCGTCCGCGACAGCCTCGACCGGCGCGCCCAGGCCCTCGGGCACCAGATGACCTGGCAGGCCGGGCGCAGCGGCACCGCCACCGTCGAGCACGGACGGTGCGGCCACTGCGGCGCCGAGGCCGTGGCCGGGCCGACCTGGTCCACGTGCGGCGGCGTGCGGGACGCCCGCAAGGTCCGCTGTTCCGGCCCCGGCACGGCGGTCCTGACCGACATCGAGTCCGGCAGGGCGAAGGAGCTGGCCGCCGGGTTCGTCGGCCGGTTCGTCCGGTCTCTGCTCTAGCCGAAGGAGGAGTCATGCCGCACCACCCGGCCCGCTGAGGGCCCGTAGACCCACCCCGGCGACGGGGTGGGTGTCCAGACCCCCAGCACGCCGCCCACACCACCAGACCACAGGACAGAGCAATGAACCTCGACCAGATCACCACCACCATCGCCGACGCCGTCGCCAGCGTCCCGGACATCGTCTGGGCCGCGGCCGTGGCCACGGTCGTGCTGGCCCTGCTCTGGACCGCGGCCCGCGCCATCCGGCGTGTGACGACCCCGGCCGCGGACCTGCTGACCTACCTCGCCGCGGGGATCGCCACGGGCGTGTCCGCGCAGGGCATGTGGCACTTCTTCGAGGTCGTGTTCCCCACCGTGCCCGTCGCGCTCCGCGTCGCGTTGTTCGCGTTCATCGAGATCGGTGTGCTCGCGTCCGCTGTGCGGGCCCGCCGCAGCATGCGCGAGTCCGCCGAGCGCGCCAAGACCGACCCCTCGGTGCGCCCGTCGGCGGGTATCGACGGCACCGCCGTGTGGGCCCTCACCGGCCTGACCGCCGTCTTGTCCAGCCTTGAAGCCGACTCGCAGCCGGAGTTCATCTTCCGCCTGGCTGCGCCGTTCGTCGCGGCGTGGCTGTGGGAGCGCGGGATGGCGATCGAGCGGCAGCGCATCACCGGCCGGGCGCGGATCAACTGGCGGCTCACCCCGGAGCGCATCATGGTCCGCATCGGGCTGGCCGAGGCGAGCGACCGTACGGCGAGCGAGGTGGATGCTCACCGCAGGCTGACCCGTGTCGCGCTGCGGGCTAAGCAGCTGCGGACGCTGCGTGAGACCGGCGCGGTCGGGTGGCGGGTCCGCCGCGCGCTGGCCCGGCTGGACAGGGCGATGGACCAGGCGGTTGCCCATACCAACCTGGTCGAGGACCCGGCGCGGCAGCAGCGGCTGCTCGCCCAGCTCGGCGCGCTGTACGGCACGGCCCGGCTGGCGGAGCTGGACCCGGCCGCGCCGTGGGAGCAGCACCTGGCTATCGAGGCCGTGCGCGGCGAGGCCGAGGGTGCGGACGAGGTCCGTACGGCGGTGGAGGACGTACGGGCGGCGCTGGACGAGGTCCGTACGGAGGTCGAGTCCGTACGTACGGCCCTGGCCCGTACGGAGGCCCGTACGGAGGACGTCCGTACGGAGCTGGTTTCCGTACGGGAGGAGCTGGCCCGTACGGAGGAGGCCGTACGGGGCGCGCTGCGGACGCACATCGCGGTACGCGCGGCATCCGTACGACCCTCGTCCAGTGCCGTACGTACGGCCCGCCGTACGGAGTCCCGTACGGACGCCCGTACGCCGATGAGCCGCCAGGACCTCGTCGACTACATCCGGCGGCAGATGACGGATACGGATGCCGAGTGGAGACCGGACTACGACGAGCTGGAGCGGCTGTCCGGCCGCAAGCGGAGCGCGTGCGAGAAGGCCGTACGGGACGCCCGCACGCTGGGCCCGTACGGCCCGTACGGCGCGGCCGACCAGCCCCGTACGGACGAGCCCCGTACGGACGAGCCCCGTACGGACGAGCCCCGTACGGACGAGCCCCGTACGGACGAGCCCCGTACGGACGAGCCCCGTACGGACGAGCCCCGTACGGACGAGCCCCGTACGGACGAGCCCCGAACCGACGCCACCCCCGTCGAGGTGGCCGCATGACCCGCCACACACCCCCGACCCCCGGATGGGAGACCGCCATGAACGCCTACGGCATCCCCGACCTCACCCCCCTGGACCGGGCCGTGCTCAAGGCCGAGATGACCTGGCAGCGCCTCACCCAGACCCCCGCCGCGGCCGCCGTGACCGCGTGGTGGCAGCGGCCCCGGCTCGCCGCAGCCGACGCCTGGGCCCGCCGGTGGGCCGAGGACCCGGCCAACTGGTGCGACCGGCCGTGGTGCAAGAGGTGTTTCGGAGGCGGCCGGTGACCACGAACCGTGACGGCTCTCGTCGCGGTGACGGTCCGGCCTCCGCCCGAGACCTAGCCCGAGAGGGGCCTCTATGCGCGGATGCGCTGCGCTGCGCGCGCGCAAGCGCTGCGCGCGCGATTTTAGCCGAACCTGTCAAATCGTCACTCTCTGTAGCTAAGGAGGGATCGTGTCGACGATGCGTAAGACCGGCCCGCAGACCCGCCGCGACTACCACGAGGGCCGTATCCGCGACGCCAAGGGCGGTGTCAAGCGGCTCTTCCTGGCCGCCCAGTGGGTCGTGAGCGAGCTGAACGCGCTCGGCCGGCGCGATCCCGCCAAGGCCAACGCACAAGGGCTCGCTCTTGCGGACCAGCTCATCACGTTCGCCGGACGCCTGAACGAGGCGCACCACCAGCACCTGATGCAGAAGAAAGGAGGCCGCGGTGCCTGAGAAGGAGGCCGCGGTGCCTGAGCCCGACCTTTTCAAGCTCGACCTGCCCGTCGAGGCCGCCGACCAGGCCGACCGGCCGGACAGCGCTAGCGGCGATGAGGCCAAGGTGGTGAGGCTGTTCCCCACCGCGGCCGACTCCGAGCCCGCCGCCCCGGCGCAGCCGCCGGTCAAGGCCGAGCCGCCCCAGCCGGGCGTGCTCGAGCGCATCACCCCGGCCGTCGAGCGGTCCCTGACCCGGTTCGCCGAGGGGTGGAGCGCCGCGTGGACCGGTGACGGCGTGCTCGGCATGCGGCCCCGCCCCGTCATGGCGCTCGTGCGGCAGTTTTGGGTCTCGCCGCCGCCGTATATAGCGGACGCTTTGATCCTGCGGATCCCCTACGCGGTCTACGGCGCGATGGTGATCCCCCTCAGCGCTGCCGTGCACCTGCTACTGCTACTCATTTCCTACCCGTCGCTGCTGGCCGTCGTCACGGCGCTAGCAGCGTTCCTCGCGCTCATCGCCTGACCTGAAAGGAAGGATCTGTCATGTCGTTCGAGCTCATCCTCGGCGGAGCCTTCATCACCGCGCTGACGCTGTATCCCGCGCTGGAGCTGAAGAAGCGCCGCAAGTGGAACCCGCTGATGGGGTTCCTTATGCTCGTGGCCGGTATCGGCACGGTCGGTATCGCGCTCTGGATCGCCGGTCTCGTCTCCGACCTGACGTCTCAGCTGGTCGTGGGCGCGGTCGCACTAGTTCTGCTGGCCGGTTTCATCGTCGGTGTCGCGGCTGATCTGCTGCCGGACAAGCGGGTGGACTACCCGTGGCGGTTGTTCGCGCTGCCGCCGCTGCTCGCGATCGTGTGCATGACCGGCTCTGCGGCGTTTGACTACGCCAAGCAGCAGTTCGGCCGGAACATTGACGTTCTCTCGCAGATCTCAGTGAAGTGATGAGCGTCGTCATCGTCTCGCTGCTGGTCGCCGCTGTTGTCTGCGGCGCGCTGTGGCGTCGTCCGGATGCTCGCGCGGCTTTGGGGGGTGCGTGGCAGGCCGGGCGTGCGCAGGCCGCGGCTGAGTTCCGGCAGGGCTACCAGTTCACGCAGGCGCGACTCCGCGCCGGGGACCCCAGCTGGAAAAACCCACGCCGATGGGTCTCGGCGGGTCTAGCCACCGGCTACGGCACGGCGGCGACGATCGCCGCGGCGAATCGGATCCGCCGCGCCGCTATCGAGGGCGCTCGAGAGCGTCGTCAGCAGTGGCAGCGCTCGCGTCTGATCGACGCCGAGGTGATCGAAGACATCGAGGTCGTCAAAGAACCCGAGAAGACGGGCGAGGACAGCGCCGACTGTCCTCGCTGCTCTGGGCGTGGCGGGATGACGGTCATCTGCATGTGCAGGCCGACCACCGTGGTCTACCCGCCGCAGCCCGCTGAGCCCCAGCCCCGAGAGGACGCCCAGCCTGAAGACCCTCAGCCCGACCCGCAGCCCGAGCAGACACCCGTCTCCCCCACCGACCAGGCCGCCCCCGAACACAACCACCCACAGGAGGAAACCATGCAAACCGAAGCAACTGGCCTCACCTCGTACGCCCACGCCCACGAGCAGCTCGCCAACGAGCTGCGACAGCAGGTGTCCGGCAGCGAGTCGCTGGCCGCATCCATGTCCAACGTGCTCGCCGAGCACTCCACTCTGATCGGCGACACCGCAGTCCTGCAGGACCTGCTCACCCAGGCCGCAGCGGTCGCCGACCGGATCGCCGCGAACTCCCACGCCATCGCCAACAACTAGCAAGGAGCACCAGCGATGTCCAGTCACGTCACGGCAGACCAGCCCGCAGCCACTCCCGGCGCGCTCCCGGCGGTGCGCACCCAGGGCGAGGTCCTCGCCCGCGCCGCGCGCCGGGCCGTGCACCACGAGCGGGGTAAGGCGCAGTTGGCGGTCCCCGTGGCGTGGCTGGCCACCATCCACGGCGCGGCCCTCGCCGCGGACGCCGCCGACCTTCACCCGATGCTGCGGCTCGCCATCATCGGCGCCGGAGCGGTCGGTGTGCTCGGCGTGGCCGAGCGCCGCGGCCGGGATCTACCGGTCGTGCCGGTGTCCGCCGCCGCGCTGTGGATGGTCGCCGCGATCATCTTCGGCCCGTACGGGTGGCTGGCGATCCTGCTGTGGGTCGCCGGCCTGATCCTCGCCGTCCCTCACTGGGTCGCCGCGCTGCGCCGCCCCCGCCCTGCCCGCCTTCGTGCAACCCCCGACCCACAGGAGAAGACCGTGCCCAAGGCCGAGGCGCGCCTCGACGACGAGGCCGCGCTGTGGGAGCAGCGCGTCGTCCCTAACAACCCGGCGTTCAAGAAGACCTACCTCACCGGCGTACGCCCCGTCCCAGACGGCTACACCGCGACGATCGTCGGCGACCGCGGCGCCACCCGGTTCTCCCAGCTCTCCAGCACGGCCGCGGTCGAGACGATCGCGTCTGCCCACGGGGTGCACATCTCCCAGGTGAGCGTGGAGGAGGACGACGACCGGGACACCTCCCGCGCCCGCGTCACTGTAATCCGCTCCGACACGAACCTGCAGGGCGAGATGTGGCTGGAGGATGTCGGTGCCGCGATCGACCCGAAGACCGGCATCGCGCAGATCGGCCGCTACTTCGACCTGGCCCCGGCGCACCGCCAGTTCTTCACTCCGTCCGGCGGGGCGCAGATGGGTGTCGTCGTCGGCGACACCGGGACGGGTAAGTCCGGGCACGGGTCGGCGCTGCTGGCGCTGTGCCACCGCTCCCCGCTCACAGTCGCGGCGCTGCTCGACCCGCAGGGTGGCAGCTCCCAGCCGGATTGGGCGGGCAAGACCCCGATCTACGCCGAGGGTCACGATGACGTGATGGAGCGGCTGCGGATGCTCGACTTCGTCATGGTCAAGCGGGCCGACTATGTGGCGCACGCCCCGTGGGTGGACGACCAGGGTCGCGAACGATGCGGCAAGCCCTACCTCCTGCCGGGCGACCCGGACCTGGACGGCATGCCGATGATCGTGACGTTCCTGGAAGAGTTGAAGTTCTTCCTGTCCAGCCCGTGGGGCAAGGAAGCGCTGATCTTGCTCGGGAACGCGGTCCGGACATGGCGAAAGCCCGGCGGCAGTCTGATCGTGTTCAACCAGAACCTCGGGTTGGACAACTTCGGCAGCGACGGCCAGTCGCAGTCGTTCCGCGCGAACCTGGTCTCGGGCGGATCGCTCGCCGCGTTCCGCACCGGATCCTCCCAGGACCACGCGATGGTCGGCCTGCCGGCGGACCCGTCGAGGCTGCCGGAGTACTTCCGTGACGGGTCTAAGACGCACGGGCTGGGCTACTTGACGGGTATCGACCGGCGTCCTTCCGCGCCGTGGCGTGCGATCCCGGTCCGGGACGCGTTCGGGATCGCGTCCACCCCGGCGGCGGCGAAGCTGGATGAGCGCACGCTCGGCTGGGTGGAGGAGTGGAAGCACCACCAGGGCCGGGGGAGGGACCCGAAGGAGGCTGCGGCGCCAAAGCGGGCCAGTACCCCTAGGCGCACCTCGGGTGATGTGCAGTCCGCGGTCGAGCGTGTCCTCGCCGCCAGCGGCAAGCCGCTGGAGGTGGGCGAGATCTGCGTCCGGGTGCAGAGGGAGCTCGGCGAGGTGCGGCTGTCAGAGATCCCCGCCGCGCTGCGGACTCTTGCCAAGGGCGAGGTGGTCCGGCTGCGGGATGACGCGTACGAGCTGGTCCCGGCTGGGCGCTGAGGCTGCGTGTCCCGTCCGGGCGCCGTGCCGGGGCGGGGTGCGGAGCAGAGCGCTCCCGAGAGGAGAGACCAGATGGAGGAGGGGACGTGACGGCGCAGGTCACGATCATCTCGTACGGTCACCTGCATGGGAAGCCGCCAGCGGCGCATCTGACCATCGACCTGCGCGACCACTTCAAGGACCCGCACATCTCCCCAGAGTTGCGGGACATGACCGCCCACGATGAGCCGGTCCGCACGACGGTGTTGACCACTCCCGGCATCACCGACCTGGTGGAGGCAACCGCCGCTGCCGTGATCGCGTTCCTGTCTGGTCCGAGCGCCGGGCCCATGACCGTGGCCGATGGGTGCGCCGGGGGTCGCCACCGTGCACCGGTCTTCGCCATGGCGCTGGCCGAGCGGCTGCACCGCGCCGGGCTGACCGTCGCGGTTCACCACCGGGATTTGGGCAAACCCGTCGTTCACCTGGGGGAATGCAGGTCCCCGGTCTCCCGATGTGGGGGGCCGGGGCCTTTTTCGTCGTAGATGGCAGTAGGCCCCGGCCCTCCGAAGAGGACCGGGGCCGTTTCTTGTCCCCATCAACGGCGCGGGGGAGTCCCATCATTCGTCTGACCCTCGGGAGCTGGAGATGACGCGGGCCGAGCTGGCGCGCCGGTACAGCGTGGAGCGGTCAGAGGTGTGATGAAGCCGGCAGAGGGGACCAATGCCGGATCTCTGATCACCGAGGGCGGGGAGCCGACCTACCTATCCGATGTCGCCCCGGTACTTCCACAGGGCCGGATCTCCCCCCTCGTCCGGCTCGTAGATCGCGCGGGACAGCGACCCAGGCACGATCATGTATGCGCCGGGGTCGTCCGGATCCACCACCGGGAGATCCGGTATCACCATGCCGTCCAGTGGTCCGCCCACGAGCCGTACCGTCATCGTCGTCATGACACCACGGTAGGGCAGACGACGGCACCCGAAGGGGCTGCTGTAAAGGTCCCGGAACGGCGAAGAGCGCCCACCCCAGTGCCGTACGCTGCTCGACGAGGGCCCGGTCGTCTTCCGCTGCTCGACGTGTCGGCGCGCGGTCTATGCCGCCGAGGTGGAGTGCGAGTTCACCGAGCGCCACCCGGTCCCGGCTGTCGCATAGCTGGGAAGAGAAGCGCCCCGTCCACCGCATGGTGGGCGGGGCGTTCTGTGTGTGTCTGAGCGCGCACACGAGCCTACCGTCGCCTGGCAGGGCTCACTCGGCTCGCCCCCACGTGCGTGGGGGCGTCGAGTGCGGCTCGACCCTTCATGCGGTCTTTGATCTGCTGCTGGGTGGGCGCGGTCCAGCCGTGCCAGCCCGCGGCCTCGGTCCAGCGCTGGGCGTGGTCGCGCCGGGCGACGCCGCACCAGCGGCACCCGGACGGGGTGATGGTCATGCCGTGGACCTCTCTCGCGCTGCGCGTCCGGCGTCGGTCAGGGCGAGCTTCCGGCCCTTGAGT